ACAATGATGGAAGACGGGACAAGAGTGTATGTGCCAAGCGTTGGCAAGAGCGGAACGATGAAGTTCTCAGTGCCCGGCAATGGCACGTTCCGCTGGTATATCGTCGAGTTCGACGACGGCACTGAGGATCGTTTTGTCCTTGAGGATTTGCAGCGGGAGTAACACCCGCTTGAGTCCTGTACAACACACAACACCTTTTGGAGATCGCTGATGTTAGAGCGTCGGTTTCTCAGTCACAACATTGAACTGGGACAACGGGGCCGCAAGCGGATGCCGTTCAGCGAAGTCTGTATGCACATGCGGATCGCTGGCAAGTACATGGATTTCGAGTTGCTCAACAAGGAGTATCCCGGAGTCCAGTTGTACGAAGACGGTCGCCCGTTCTCTGGCTCGATCACGACCGGCGAAGCTGGCATCTTCCATGACTCGGAGCGGGGATATTACTACTACCCCCACGAGTACAACGCCGAGAACATGGACGACGCCGCCGACAACCCGCCCAGTTGACACCCGCTTGAACCTCACCTCAGTAACTCAAAGAGTTACTGAGGTGGACAACCCCGAACCCATTTGGAGGAACACCCACTTGAAAGACAGAACAACCCTTGGCCTGATGGCAGCACTGCTGAGCATGGGCGGCATCATCCCGATGCCATCGTCGGAACCTCGTCGCCGTGTGTATCGGTCGCCAGAGGAACGGCGAGACCTGAACGCCGTCAAGGCGGAAAAGAAGCGAAAGCGGAAGATTTCGCAGAAGTCCCGCAAGGCCAATCGACGCAAGGCGGCATAACACCCGCTTGAACAACGTACAACACACAACACTTTCTGAGGAGATCGCTGATGAGTTTCAAGTTTCGCCACGTTACCGTCAAGCTCGGCAACATGCGGAAAGAGGCCGAGTTCGTGGTCTGTCCGGTGAGCAATACCGCTCCCCATGAGATCACGATTCAGAGTGACAAGCGGATTGCCCGTGTCAATCTGGAGACGAAAAAGGTCATCGTGAGCGATGGCAAGGGCGGGCATCCGGGCTTCCACAAGCTGCAAGCGTTCTGTGGAGCGAAGGAATACGACGCCCCGCAAGACCTGCTCGACCAGTTGTCCGCACTGGAAGAGGATCACGGCCCGATGGAGTCTGGCCCGGTGGTTGTCATGGATGAGAACGGCCCGGCCCCCAGCGTCCACGCTCGGCGTGAGACTGTCCCCAGCGGCCCGGTTTCCATCTTCGACCTGTAACACCCGCTTGGAGACTGTGAGACAGGAGTGGCCTGTCTCACAGTCAATCCAACTTTTGGAGTGGACCAATGGCGAAAGACAAGCCAAAGATTGAGATCAAGTATGCTGACCGTGTTGTCGGCAGCTACACCCTGTACCGCTCAATGACCGACATCATCTTGATTTTCAATGGCGAGAGCAAGCGGAAATACCGGGTCTATGCGACCTGCTTTTCCAACTGTGCAAGCCACTGGATCACCTATCAGGGGCAGACGTTGCACCTTGGCACTCACTTTCAGGATGAGATCAAGCCGGAAAGTGAGATCCCGAAGTAACACCCGCTTGGAAGGTGTCAGCAATGGGGCTGACACCTTTCTGGAGAACACAATGCACCAACTCGTTATCGCCCATCACCCGCAGGACGTTGACCCTTCCGCCCCGATGGCGGACTCGCCGTTCTGGGCGTGGCTGGAAGAACACCCGCTTTCAGTCTGTCACGTTGCACTGCTCAAGTATCTCGGAGCGGAGAATTATCCACGAGAGATGCGGCGTGGAATGCTCAACGAAACTGAGCACATGTGCTACAAGCACATCCATGCTCACTTTTGGTGGACTCGGTTGCGGCAGCCGAAACCGGTGGTTGAGAAGACCCCGGAGCCGATCACGCCCCCGGAGTTGATTTCAGTCATCAGCTTCGATGGCATCAAGCGGCTGGTCTGACACCCGCTTGGAGAGTGTACAACACACAACACACTTTTGGAGATCGCCATCATGGCACGTTGCGAAGACTTCCCCTGCTGTGGGCATGAACCCGGATGCTGCCCGGACTACGATGAGTCGGGCCGTCAGTTGAACATGGTTTGCGTCTGTGGGGCAAAGCTGCCCATCGACAGCCGCTACTCGATCTGTGCGAGTTGTATGCGAGACCCGGACGACCCCGATTTCGACCGGGATTTCGATGACGACTTCGAGGATGACGAAGAGGATTTCGACGAAGAGGACGACTACGAGCGTCGTCAGGACGAGATTCTGGAGCGTCAGGAACTCGAAGACTTCGAGCAGGCCGACGAATACTTCGGTGGCTACGGCGGGGAGGACTGGTAGGACACCCGCTTGGAATACACTGGGGGAGACCGGGTAAAACGCCTCGGTCCCCAACTATCAAACCTAAAGCGACCCGACAGGCCGCACCCGGTTCTCCCCCTTTGATTTACCTTTTTCGTCACTGGGCGACGGCGAATGTCCAGAACACAACGCCAGTAACACCCGCTTGGACAGCGGTAACACAACACAACTTTTGGAGTCAGCCATGACACCGGCTCAACGTCAGCAGCGGCAAAACATTCGCAATGCGTATCTTGTGGCATCCATCGAAGAGATGGAAGCTGGCAAGGCTCAACAGAACGATTTCGGCAAGAGCGTCCTGCAAGAGATGATCGACGAGTGCAAACAGCACGGCGTTGACAACTATGGGAAGACTCCCCTCTAACACCCGCTTGGGGAGTGTACAACACACAACACCTTTTTCGGAGATCGTGATGAAAACCGTCACACGTCAAAGCCAGTGGGGGACTGGCAACATGGTTGTCGAGATCAGCGATGGTGGGATTGACTACTGCAACCCCGATGCACTGTCCGCAAAGTATCGGGGCGAGTTCGAGGAATTTGCCGATCCTCGTGAGGCAGTGGAAACCGCTATCACCATCGCTCAACAGTGGCAGGCGGATGCTCCCGATAAGACCTACACCGCTCTGAGGGAGTGGGCAAACAGCCAGTATGAGGAACTGGAGAAATGTTGCCGCTGTGGCGACATCCTCGGCAAAGAGCGATGGACACACCCGGAACTCTGCGAAGAGGAAAAGTTCTGCTCTGAGAACTGCTGTGACAACGCCTACTGGGACATGATGAAAGAACTCGAAGAGGAGGAGGAGGAGGAGGACGAGGATGAAGAAGTAGAGGACGACGAGTAACACCCGCTTGGAAGGTGTCAGGCAGGAGAATGGGCCTGCCTGACACTTTTCACAACTCGGAGAACACCATGCCAAAGGCGCAATCGCAGTACAAGCCTATCGGCCAGTATCGGTTTCCCGCAATGGGCGGGCCGACTGTGACCTATGGGCAGAAACCCTACTACGGCAGGCGGATGCAGTATTTGCCAGCCGTGAGAACGACAATGCTTCAAGTCCAAGTGATGGTTCTCGGCTCGTTGATGTGGATCAACGTGAGGCCCGAGGATCTGAAGTAACACCCGCTTGGGTGATGTAACATCAGCAACCCCCGTAAGGGAGAAGAACAGTGCATTTCGACAAACGCAAGGCCAAACGTGCCGACAAACGACGCCGAGACAAGGAGATCGAGCGTTGCAAGAGGGAGCACGGGAATCGGGGTGAAAAGAACACTCGGAAGCGTCCCCGATTCGACGAGTTTGACAGGGAAGCGGCGTAACACCCGCTTGGGGACTGTCAATCAACAATCCAACTTTTGGAATGAAGCCATGAAGGTCGCCACGCATCGTTACCCCCGGACTGCTCAGGAGTCTCGGGAAGTCATCACCGACGTTGATTTCAGCGTCAAGGCCCGCAAGCGGAAGTTGCCCAACTGCTGGGACGACAAGCCACGGGGAGACCACGATCACCGCTCGTGGAAGCGTCATCGCCGCAACCAGTGGAAAGCAGCCTAACACCCGCTTGTAGGCTGTACAACACACAACACCTTTTCAGGAGTCGAGCGATGAACTTCGCCGTCAACACCAAAGACAGCATCTTGGCAACCTTGCGGGATGCGATTGATTTGCAGGATTACATGGTCAAGGCCGACCACATTCTGGATGCCCTGATGACGACGGCAGGCGTCTGGACTGAGTGTGGCTATGCCTACAAGGCGACTGAGATCGCCAATATCATCGGCCAGCGGTTCACCGATGAGATCGGCAATTGCCATCACCACAAGACCCACGCCAAGATCGACACCATGCGGATCAAGGCGTACACCGTCGCCCGGTTCTTCTGTGAACAGCAGTACGAGTATCGGGAAGCCCAGCAAGCGGAGATCGACGCCATGTTGGGCATCGAACACAAGACCGATATGGAGCTTGCGAGCTAACACCCGCTTGGAAGGTGTTGAGAGGGTGCTGTCTGGAGGCGACAGCCAAGTGTCACCCAGTCTCAGGTGAAACAGCCCGATCAACACCCGCTTGTAAAGTGTCACCGGTGGCAAGGACGACCGGGGAGAACACTGAGACAACCGATTAGCCCACCGCTACCTACTGTCTTTACCGAAACTGCTGTGACAGCCGCCAGTCTGATGACGGGTTTACCGTACCTTGGCCGAGGCGTTGTCCACTGGAAACGGCGACAGCAAAAGTAGGCAGAGTGGACGGTGTGCGAATCGAGTCTCAGTGAAGTATCCCCGGTCCTCTCCTTCAACACCCGCTTGTACAACGTAACAACAACACCTTCTGAGGGCCACAAGATGAATCAGCGTCGGATCTACCAACTCATGACGGAGTTGGGCAAGGAACTGGAGTCGTACAATCCGCCCGGCAATGTCAAGTTCAAGGCGGCAATCGCTGGCCTGCGAGCGGCCATCAAGAGTTTGCGAGTGTTCTTCTAACACCCGCTTGGACAACGTAACAACACAACCCACTTCTCAGGAGTTCACACGATGAACCACAATCCCGGCGTCAACCGCATGAAGAACATCGCCCGCAATGGCTTCCTGTCCTCGCTGGTCGCCAAGGCCCACGCCGGGCAGCGGCCCGACATCACCCTCAAGCCGAAGGGCGTCACCTGTGAGGAACTGGAGAAGTACCTCAAGGCCAACAACTGCGGCTGGACCAAGCACGCTGGCGGACGGTATGTCATCGGCTCCCTGCGACCGGCCCGCAAGGCAGCGTAACACCCGCTTGGAGAGTGTCAGCCAACAACCCCTCAGTTACTCTTTGAGTAACTGAGGGGGAGCGGCTGGCCGGGACCAACACCCGCTTGGACCGTGTTAAGACCACAACACCTTTTTGGAGATCGAGTCATGTTGAAGTTGTTTGTTCTGGAGTGCAGCACCGTCGAGGAACTGGAATCGGCAATGTCCCGCATGGGGCTGAGCAAGGTCAAGCCCGAACTGGCTGTGCTGGTCACGCCCGGTGGCAACGTCGAGGAGCCGACGCCAACGCCGCCTGCCCCCAAGGCTGACACCCGCTTGGAAAGTGTTGAGACGGAAACGACTCAACCGCCAGCCCCCAAGGCTGACGCCAAGCCGCCCCGCAAGTCGAAGCGGAAGGGTGGCGGGGGTGGCTTCCGCAAGGCAGCCCCCAAGACGTTCACCGATTTGTCGAAGCTGGAAGGCATCGGCATCTATCACAAGGCCGATGGCACGCAGAAGGTTGTGGGCATCATCGGACGGAGCGAAGGCAAGGGCGGCAACGCTGGTCACGAGATTCTGTGGCTCGGCAACGTCGAGCGGAAGGACGGCGAGATTGTGTGCTGGTCCTTCGCCAACGGCGACCCGTGGACGCACAACGCCACCCGCTTCCCGGAAACGATCACCGATCTGGCCCCGTACAGCCCGGACTACGCCGAACTGCTGGTCGAGATGGTGGGCTAACACCCGCTTGGAAAGTGTCGAGAGGGGGACGACAACCCCTCTCGCTCTTTCCTCTCTCTCACTCTCAACTGCGAGTGAGTGAGAGGGGAGAGACAGACTAACACCCGCTTGTAAGTTGTGAGAGGACACAACACTAACCGAAAGGGATCGAATGCTGCAAGAGTTGAAAGGGATCGTCGAGGGCATGGGCAAGAGCAAAGCCAAGCCCGAACTGGTCGCTCTGATCGAGCGAGCCGAGACGCAAGGCCAAGCCGCTGATCCGAAGCGATGGGCCTATGCGGGAGTCACCTTGATGGCCGTGATGAGTGCTGGACTCAACGGCTACGCCAACGCACAGCACGCAACTGTGCCGATGGCAGGGTGGGCGATGGGGATTGCAATCCCCGCCATCGTCCTGATCCTCGCCCGTGTGGCAGGGATCAACTGGAAGGCAGGACGCAAGGCGATGGCGAAGGCCGGGGCTGGCGTCGGCATCGGATTGCTTGTCTTGTCAGTGTGGCACTGTGCTACTAGCATCAGCCTGCTGACTGGCAGCCATGTGCTACTCGCACTGCCGATGGCACTGGCTATTGATGCGGGGCTGGTGTACTGCGAGTGCAACACATTGTAACACCCGCTTGTATTATGTAAGAGGGACACATGACTCACTCGCTGAATCGCAGCGAGTGAGTGTGTTGCAAAAATTGTAATTGAGAAACTCTCAATTTTTTTTGTGCCATGTGGCCCATGGGGGAGGCACCCCCGCCGCTATGTCACCCCCCTCTCTTATATTAACAAGAAGAAATTTTTCAGACGCCTGCGCAGCAAAAACCGAAACTCCGAAACTTCTTTGGAGTGAGGCTATATCTCAGAAAAGGAGAAGAAAGCGATGTTGCAAAAAATCCGCCGACAGAAAATCGTCGCACGCATATTGCGAGCGGTAGCCGAAGAAACTCAAGAGCCGTCTCTTCAGCAGATGAAAGAGGTGGCAGCCCTCGCCTGCAAGATTGCGGCGAAGGTCCATCCAGATCCGAAGCATCGGTGCGAGCACTGCGAACGACGGCAGCGTCAGTACGCCTAAGCCGTCTCGACGAGAATCTCGATGATCTCGTCCATCATGAATTCGAGTTTGTCGCCGCAAGTCCAAGCGGTGGCGACGACGGGATCGTTATTCAGTTCGCCCAAGAGATCCTCTTGCTCACCGACGCCCTGAACCATGACCCACATGTATTCTCGGCGATCTCTGGCGGCAAGAAACGCCAGCTTCACAAAAGCCCCGATCAAGTCTTCGGGCTTTAGATTGTGCTCTGCGATCAACCTCTGCGTTGTGGCCTTCCGTTCCTCGTTACAGCCTTCGCAGACGTGGAAGATGTTGGCAATTGGCTCCGTCATGACTCAAGGACTTCCTTTCTGCCCTTTTCGGTCAGGAATCCTTTCATGAAGGTTTCCTGCTCAAGTTCTACTTCTTCGACCCGCAACCATCCCTGATCGATGGCATAGTTCCATCCGTTGCGGAGGAACTCATTGCGAGCGGTGTGTCCGTCGAATCGGCAGTAAGTCAAATCGAGGTTCTGTCCTGTGAACAGACGCTTGAAGGACTGCCGATATTCTTCTTCGAGGTTCTCGCTCATACTACCCTCAACTCTGGTTTTTCTTCTTGGTAGCCCCAGTGTATCTTCAACAGGCTCTCGGGAACATCCTGCCCGACAGATTTCTTGGCTTCGAAAATCATCTTCGACATTTCGGGCATCATCATGGGCGCATAGACGCTGGTAACTTTGCCGCAGTTGGGACACCAAGTGATCCCATCAGCCAGCGAAGTCATTGGAACTTTGCAGTGTCGGCACTCCCATTCACAGCCCAGCATGTTATTCTCGCTTTCCAGTTCGGCCCAAGATCCTCTTCCCTTTGTGGATGACGCTCCCGCTGGGATCGACGTAGACCTTGCCACGTTCACACAACTCACCATTGACGGTGATCGTGCGGGGGCCGTCCACATGAATTCCATGGGCGACAAGATAGGCGTCGATGGCAACAGCGACTTCATCGCCACTGAGTTTGATCTCGACGCCCGGCCCGTATTCGGTGGGGCCTTTCCCTGCTTTGACTTTCATGATGCACCCATGAATTCTTTCCGAGGCTCATACAGCAGATGTCTGCCGGATTCGAGTCCTTTGGGGAACTGTTGCAAAATTTGTGTCTGCCACTCGTTGGGCTGGAAGTCTTCGTGTTGAGCGAGGGTGAGGAGCATCTCCGCTTCGTACATGTGGCCTCGGGAGTTGGACCGATCTCGTTCCGTGAGGATTTTGCCGTTATAGAAATCACGGCACTGAGAGGCGGCGAGGCAGATGGCTCCGAGACCCATCGTGCGGTTATTGCTGGCGAACGGGAGCCAGTCTGCCCGGATGGCGACGACGGGGATGGGATGTTCCAGAGAACCGATGATGGCAAAGCCGAAGTTGGTGGGAATCGGCAGTCCCATTGCGACATTGACAACTCGATTGCCGATCAATCGCCATGCCAAGGTGCAGAGTTGGTTGATCTCTTTGTTGGGGAAGTCTGTCCGCAGGAAGTCGATGAGGTAGTCGAACATCGTTGTGACGCTGTTGAGATGCGTCTTGAGGGGATCACCTTCTGTGAGGAACTGCTCATGGGTGAACATGAAGTCGAACAGCGGATGTTGGAACATTGGTCGTTTCATGACTTCCTCGGATTCAGCAGGGGTTCATAGGATGATTCGAAGACCACGATAGCGGCGGCTTCGATATCATCCTTGAGCACTTCGGTTCGTCCCTCGTCGGCGACGAGTCGTTTGGCGGTTTCTTCGATTTCAGTTCTGGTGGCCCTGATGATCTTGTCAAGGCGGATCACGGCATCGGCTGTGACTTTCACTTTCATTGAAGACTCGTTTATCTCTTCACGAGCGTCCCGCTCTCGACAGCCCAAGCCAGTCCATGACAAGGGCAAACGTAGCACGATTGTCCTTTGACTTCTGTGGTCGCTTCGAGGCGGCAGCCTTGGTGTGGGCAATGCAGCTTCGAGAGATCGACTCTTCTGTTCTGGTTTCGTTCCTGAAGCACGGCGATTCCAGCCATTTGTTTTGTGCTGAGGGCTTCGAGTTCGACGGTGGCTGCTTCACGCACACAGCGGCGAATCTTCTTCTCGACCTTGTTCTCTGTCCCGCAGGCGAGGATGCTGTTGGGCGAAGACTCAAGGAGACGCAAAATCCGATCCGGGATGAATCTCATGTCCAGATGATGGTGCTCTTCGCCGCTGATGTCTCCGTAGTGGGTATGGAGAATAGCGAACCAGAAGTTCACACCATTAGTAACTGGCAGTTTGATGCACGGGCGGGTGTAATTGCGTCCGATCACAAACATTGTATGGCACTTTTGGGAGTCAGTTTCGTGGGTGGAAAATATCGTACAGATCGTTGTGCATCCGGTGCAGTGGTCCTCCCTCGTACTTCCCGGCGTGCAGCATCCAGCACATCAAATCATATTCCGTGTGGCCGTCGTCCCCATGATCGGCCCAGATTTCGTAGAGATGGACTTGGGTTTCATGGCTGACGCCATTGAAGTTTCCCATCTTCCGCAGTTCGTCGTATGACACGAGAAATTTTTCCCGCACATACAGATCAAGTTGGTAGTAACGCCCTTGGACGGGCGTAAAGAACTCTGGCTTTTCGACCACGACTTCGGTAGGAATCCAGAAGTATCGGATGGTCGAACGGGTGAACCATCGAGGATCGGGATTGTCGATCCGCTTCATGAGTTCGGTGATCTCTAGGATCATTAGATGAAGGCCCCCATGTTTCTTCGAGCTTCGGCCTGCTCGATCTTTCGTTGAATGGCTCGTTCGGCGGCGTCGATCACACATTGTGGGCCGAACAATCGGTAAGGCATTTCCAGATGTAGGCGACGGACCCACTTCTGGATTTCGTGTTGACATCCGGGGCATTTGGGATCAGGAGGCCACGGATATCTGAGATACGATAGTTGGCAGGTGTGATGCTGCTCAGCCATCATTTCGGTGCGAGCGGACAACTGCCCCATTTGGAAGTTGATGTCGCACATCATTTTGTTGAGGACAGCGGTGGTCATTTTTCCTCCGGTTGTGAGAACATCCATTGATCGCCGTCCTTGATAATCTCCAGCCACTTTGTGTGGTCTTTGGAGATGATCTGCGGATCGAGCATAAGGCGGACTCGTCGGTGTTCGACGGTGATGCCATAGAGACTGGCGAAGAACTCTGCGGGATCATCCACCTGTTTGATGATGTAGTCCAGCTTGTGACGGAAGAGATTCTCTTCCATGTAGCTGATGTAGCTGCGAAGATCTTCGACCTTCGAGAACATGGGGATGAAGAAGTCCTCGCAGCCATTGAGAAGGACGAGCAACGGTCCAAAAGTTGGATCGAACGGAAATACGAGACCCTTGAGATCGACGGGTCGTTCGACGCCATTCCATTTAGGCGGGCCTGTCCAGACGGATTCACTCATTCGACTTCCTCCACAGATTTCGTGATGAACTCTTCTCCCTGTTGAAATTGATCGTAGGCGATGTCGTGCCCTCGATCAATTGCCTCATTGCGATCCTCGGCATGAAAAGGGCCAACGGTCTCAATGACCATGCGATTTCTGAGGTTGCACCAAAATTCCACCTTCGCTGTCCATTTCTTCACGTCGATTCCTTTCTTTTCGCTTCCTTGCTCGAATGAACAAGCCCAGAATAATTCCGAAGCTCACTGCCCCGGAGACGAAATGATGGAGGGGAACTGGCTCGACGGGATGTTCGAGGTAGTTCCGCCATCCTTGAAACGCAATGATGCCGGGAATCTTGAAGACGCTGTAGACAAGCAGCATTCCCATGAAGAGGCCGACAGCATCCATGAGTCCTTTGATCGGCATGAACCATCTGTGGAAGATGACGGCAAGGACACCGATGAAGATGAAGTCAAAATTCATAACTCTTTCCTCTGCAAATCGACCACGCAAGCGTGGTGCCCACGCTGGGCTTCACCAAACGTGCGATAGCGATTGAAGGTGTATGTGGTTGGACCGAAGACCATTGTTTCAAACCAGTCCGGGCCGTCTCCCTCGTCGAAGTCGGCGGCGACCTTCGCCAGATGTTCTTGAGTGGCTCTTGGCAGGTGGGTCGTCTTAATATGTCGGGGCGTCGTGTAGCCGTTTAGTGGGACGACGCTGAAGATGGTGGAGACTTCGTACTCACCGACTTGGGTTTTCTCAACTCGGAGGGCGTCTTCATGCTCCATCTGCCAGAAGATGGCTTCGATGAAGTGAACGGGAACGACTTGTTTGTTCTCGTCGAGGATCGCTGACATGAATGGTGGTTCGGGAACCATCTTCTTCATGTGGTCGATGAGTTCTTGTCTTTCATCCATCTCAATTCTCAGTCGTACAAACGGGCCACTGTGACACCAAACTTCTTATCGAGTGCGAGGATTTCGGCTTCAAGCGAATCCAGAGCGGCTTTGGCGCAAGTGACGGTGATTGATTGTTCTGCCCATTCCTGTTCGATCAAAGGCGAGAGGGTGCGAGCCAGCCGGTAGCTGGAGTCTCTGACCTTTGCCCAGATTTCTCCGCTGTCGCTTCTGTTGAAAAAGGTTCCTCGATCTGTTCGTAGTCCGAGCAGATAGAGGGATTGTTGTTGGACAGCGAGAATCAATGCTTGGTTCATGGCGTAAAGTTGCCTTCGTCGATGAGAAAGCCATATCCATGTCCGTTGGCCGAGAGCATGTCTGCGACGACTTCTTCGACGGATCGTGATGGCTGAAACATGACGAAGCCTTGTGCTTCCTTGACGGCAACTCCGAGGACGAGATCACTGAGCTTCCAGCGATCTTCCTCTTCTCCTTGTTCGGTTCCCACGATGGCTTCATCACCTTCGGCTCTGATGAAGAATTTCGAGGTTGAGTTGCCGGTCTCGTTGATGTGTTTGTGGTTCCAGATTCCTTTGGCTTTTCCCGGAAAGCTGTCGAGGGCGATCCGTCGTTGGGTATAGCCGTGGGCGATCTCCAAGATTTTCTGACTGTTGGCATCCATTAGATCGAGTTCACAATACGAAGGTGAGCGACAAGGTTGTTCCATCGTGGAACATCAATGTAGGCCACACCATCCTCGATGTAGCCATTGCTGAGGCCCATACGTTCGCAGACCTTGTATTCTCCTGACGAGAGCAGATCGAGCAGGGCTTGTCCGTCTTCCTCGACGAGCATCTTCTGCTGAAAGGCGTCCCGAGTGAGATGAAGGTCTGTGCTCTCGGGGGTTTCCGAGGTTTCTTCACACAGACCACGAAGTTTGTCCAAAAAGCTCATTACTGCATCCTTATCGTGACGTTGTGCTTGCGACAATAGCGTTGGAGAGCTTCTGCCCGAAGTTGATGAAGTCGTCCTTTGCCCTCGTGAAACTGTTCGAAAATTGCCGCCAGTTGCACGGCATCGACTTCATTCTGGGCTTCGAAGACGAGCTTGCCGACTTTCTCAGAAGTGCATCCCTTGCGGCCAAAGGCTTTTGCTTCGACTTTCATGTGATGTTCGCTCCCCGCCAGATGAGATGACTGTTGGCATATTCACCCTCGATCATGAATGTTCGGTTGTCTTTGGTGTTGAGACCAGCTTGTCTGTAGAAGTGGCTGAGAGCGAGATAGTAATCACTCTGGCTCAACTCGAAGACGTGTTCCCAAGCGTTATCGAGGTAGATGACGGTGAGTGAGCAGTCGTGCCCATTCGCCATCAGAGTACAATTGTTGGGATACAGGTCGAGTGCGGTGATGCTGTTGTCTTGAATGCGATAGCAGGTCTCGGGGCACCTCTTGATGGCTTCTGGATCGAGACCGATCCCACCTTCATCTTCGAGGGCGAGCCGCAGACAAGGATAGCCGTCCAGCCATTTGTGGGGATTGTTTCCCCAGATGGCATCGACCAATTGCCACTTCTGCCGTCCCCGTTGAACTGTTTCGGCGGCGGGAGCTTGTGTGAGTTCCACGAAGGGCAGGAGCAGGGATGCCGCTGTGATTCCGAGTGCTTCTCTACGGGTGATTTCCATCGTCGTCTTTCTTGTCTGGTGGTCTTCTGACGGAGGACTGTGCGAGTCCTGCTTGGAGTTGACCGAGTGTGACTTGTTCCCCGGCCTTGAGTGACACGATGTCGCCGTTACATTCTGGGCAGCCGCCTTTGGTGCTGAACCAGTAGTTGGGGATCGGCATCTGCCATTCGTGATTGTTCTGACACTTGGCGTGCAGAGTGGGGAACACAGGTTCGTTCATTGTAGCTCCGCAATGACTTCTACGATTTCGTTCTCACAACTGATCTGACATTCTTCGAATGGCGGGAATCCCAACTGATCGCAGATGAGGCGGATTGTTATTATGTTCGGCACTCGGCCCGGTCTCGAAAGTGACATACTCATGTGTCGAACCCATACAGCCCCTCTTCCACTCTTCGTCGGGTACTCCGAAATAGAATACACCAACTTCCAGCAGGGTTCCAGATCAATGCAGTATCCGGGGCGATCTCCGGGCGGTGGGGCAGTCCCTTCAATGATCTTCAGGCAGTCCTCGAAAGGAATGCGGTTTTCCTCTGCTTCTGCGAAGGCTCTAAGGTTGCCTATCTTAACATCGTCTAACAAAATGGGCGTTCCCATTGTGAGCCTCTCAGTGGCCTTCTAAGGGCCTGATCAGGATATGTGGCTTCCCGTCTGTGTAGAGGCGGTAGCACTCCACACAGACGAATTCTGAGCTTACAGCGGCCTTCCGTGCCAACGAATCCGGTGCGGCCATGATTTCATGGTCACAATTGTAACAATTTCGCTTTTGGCTCCCGGCTTTTCCGTTCCAGTAGGGATCACCTACCCGGCAGCATATGAGAGCGACGGCATCGGCAGGCCACGGCTTCATTCGTCGTATCTTTCGGTTCGATAGTCTTCGCCTTCCACGACTGGTCGTGGGGTCGGCCAGATTCTTCTCAGTGCAGTCATGAGATCACAGCCGCACCATGGAAGTTTGATTTCGGCAGGCTGGTTGTTCTTGTCTCTCAGCCAGACGAGGATTCGGTCGGACTGGTTGTCGCAGTAGTGGCATTTGGCTCGACGGGCCTTTGCTGCTTCTCGGACCTGATCCAGTTGTGCGAGGACGACGGACGATTGAGTGGCGATCTCTTTCTCCAGAGTCCCCAGAGCGATAGCGGCAGAGAGGAGGATATTGGAGTTGGTGGGTTCGTGTCGAATGGATTCGAAAAGGTTTCGAGCCCACTTCTTGACTATTGGGTTGTCCAAACCTTCGACGATCTGTTCGAGACTGTTGGAGTCTTCTACGATCTCCAATCCATCCCTGAGTGGAATGGATGCGTCATCATGTCCATCGATTTCGGTCCAGAGGCCGTTGTTCATCAGCCAAACATCCTTGCCGTTCCGCACGCCGTGGACGAATGGATGATCTTGATAGGGAAGCTTGCAAATTTGTATGTCAGTGACTTGGCTCATCGGGTAACGCCTCTCAATTCATGCCAATGTAAAACGTGGAAGTCATAGCACGCCGCTTCCAGAGCGGACGAGTAGCGGCCATGACGGAACGAAACTGACTCCATGCCTCGTTGGACTGATTCGCAGATATCCACGTCTTGGCGTTGGATCAGATGGCTGCTTGCCATGTCTTGCCGCATTCTCTTCTGCGACTGCCAATCTTCCATGTTGTCGTAGGCGAAGAAGAAGTCGAAGATGACTCGGCACTTGTTGACGCCGAGCGGCTCCACGATGTTGATGTCCATCATGTTGCCGTACCTATTAACGAACAGGTTGGGATAGAGGTAGCAGTAGGCGACGGTATCGCCGAGCCGCTTATCTTTCCCGTGCGTCTTCGTCATCTGCACCGACGATCTGTCGAACAGCTTAACTTCGAACTCATTGAGGTCGAGTTCTGCTGCGAGTTGTTCATGGGCGTAGAGGCAGTGGTAGCATCCGTCGAGGCTGTTATCAACGAAGACCTTCCAGTTACAGTTCATCGTGTAGACTTCACGATGAAAGAACTTGAGGTTGTTCCAGCCGGTGGGTTCAAGGATGGCATCCAAGTCCTTCACATCTTCAGCGAGGGACCGAGGGTTGTTCTCCCCCTTGATTGTTTTGCCATCGAGATCGAGGAAGACGAGTGGTCCCCAAGTATCGACAGCGATGGGTTGTAGGCCGTAGCGTGCCGTGTTGAAGCTCACCTGTTTACCCAGCATGGGAGCTTTCTTCAGACGGCCATCGTGGTGATATTCCCAGCCATGAAAGGGGCATTGGAAGAAGGCACACGATTGCCTGCCTGCGTGTTCGGATTCGGCGACGACGGCTCCCTTGTGTCGGCAGACGTTGTGGTGGGCGTAGATTTCGTTGTCTTCTTCGTTCCTGACGACAACGTAGGGGTTGCCTACGATGTCGCCGGTGAAGTAGCGACCCGGCTTGTTGAGTTGATCGAGGCGACCGACTGGGAGCCAGAGTCGTTGGAAGATTCGGGCCATCTCCTGTTCGTAGAAACCCTGATCGGTGTACCAAGTGTACGGGGGCGTGCGGCTGTCTTCGAGTCCCCGTTTCGGATCGAACTGATCGAGGAGTTCATCGAACTGTTTGAAGGCCATGGCATCATCCTTGATTTGGGTGAACGGTAATCAGTTCTTCGACAAATTGATAACGGCACAAGCGGATCGTCTTGCCATAGGCGTTGGCTTGAGCCTGCATCTGGGCACGGAGTGGTTCCATCTTGTGCAGATCTTTGGCGGCGAGTGGAATGCAACCGGCTGGAACGAGTCCAGCCTTGATGCCGACTTCCCCGGAGCCAAGTTCATCTTCGCCGATCCAAGCGAAGATTTCCATGTCTTGGAAGTGTTCTGCATCAGCCATGAAACCAACTCCAGTAGAGAAGTGTTCCGAGGATGCCCGTCAGGATTACAATTTTTGCGATGAGTAGTTTGCGGCGACGGCGTTCAAACTCATCGACCTGACTGAAGGGGACGTGGTATTCGTGGCCGAGCGAATCTTTGTAGATGACGCACGGCTCACAGCGATGCGTCATGATCGGGACGTTCTTTGCCCCGCAGTTGGTGCAATCGCCATTGAGCATGTTTTCTCCGTCAGATTTCATGTTTACAAAAAAGGCAAAAGGTTCTGTGGGTTGATCATCCGGTTCGACGGCTGCGATCATTGTGGTCTTCCGTGTCTTTACTGTCCAATCTTTCTAAAGCGGACTGCCAGAACGTCTGGAAGTCGAGAGGGGATTCGTCTTCGGGCAAAGGCCCAATGAGTTCGAGGGCTGTGGTGGCGTCCATCACCAGTTCTTCTGAGTCGCCACTGAGAGCTTCGTTGTATCCATGGACGAGTTTCTGGGCGACCTGTTGCAGCACTGCTCGATCTCGGTTGATTCTGTCGTTCAGAACTTCGCCGACGATCTCGATCAGCGTCTTGTGTTCATAATCCTCAACACCTCGCCCGGCGAGTTGGTGGTTGCGAAACCTTTCGGCTTCGTTCTCGTGACGGCAAACGATTTCACGAGCGAGTGCGGCGATGGTGTTGGCAGCATCCATTTAGTAACCTCTTTCCTTCATAATGTTGATTCGGTAGTTGGGCGGAAATCGGGTCTCAGCATTCGTGTTCGTTGACGAGGACTCCAGCGGCTCTACATTTCAAACAGTTGCCTGTGAGTCGTTGTTCTTCGTCAAGTCCCAGATTGTTAAAGCGTGTGGCCTTGTAGTCTTCTCCTTCCAGATCATCGAGTCGTTTATTGATAGCCGTGTGCAAGAGGTTGGAAGTCTCTCGCAGGTAGGCGACGATCTTTCGGAATTGTTCTTCGGTTTCAAATGGGACACGAACGAACTTGACCTTGGAATCAGACAGCCGCCATTCGCAGATCATGTCCATCTCGACGACTTTGAGATGGTTGCTATTATCGTCTTCCTCGAAGGCCGAGTAGACGGGGAAGTATCCATCCGGGTTTTGGATGAAGTGCTTCTCGAAGTCGTCGAATTCAATTGTGTCACGTCTCATTTGAAAATCACCGTCAGAAATTGTCCCACTACGCAACCTATGATGACCATGATGGAAAAGAATACAAGTGTGAGGACAAAGCCTGTGCGGCTCAATCCTTTCTTATGAAATTCCACAACTTGATCCATCTGCTCACGATCCAGATGTTGCGTGACGATGAAGAAGTTGTATTGTTGCTCGTTGATCTGTCCCGTCGCATATCTGAATGCGAGTTCGATATCAACTTTTGGATTGCTCATCCGTTTCGCCTCCTTGCGGTTCTTCTCTGGAGTTGCATTCTCCTTTGTCGAGGTTCACATTCTTCTCAAGACCTTTGCGGCATCCGGCGAACTTGTCACGGCCATCGAGGCGAAATTTGCCATCGATATAGGCGGCGTGGGCACAACCGTCGCAAATGGTTTCGAGTTCGGTCATTGGTCCTCCATTGCTTTCATCGAATCACGCATACGGCGAATCTCCCGAACGGCCTGATCGTCTTGGGCTTCAGTGGCGGCTCGTTCGAGAGCGTCAAGTTGTTCCATCATTTCTTCGGGGCTGGCGATGATCATCGGACTGCGAGCGGCCATTGCTTTCTCATAAGTGTCGGCCATGTCGGTCATGAATTCCTCGAAGGAATTACCGATGGTCAGAACTTCCATGACGATGAAGTCTTGGTTGAGAAGTTGCCGACGAGTAGCGATCTCCATTTGCTTTGCGAACTTGGCGGGATCGGTGATCCCAAAGATTTTGAAAGCGGCTTGGGCTTGAGGGTCTTCGAAGATGCTGGGTTGCGCCATGATGGCTTTGAGTGAGCAGGGGACGATACCAGAGATCACGGCTTCCGGCACGTTGTTGTTAGCCCGAGCTTCTTCGAGTTCCTCTTCTTCCATGATGGGGCAATCGAGCATTTCTTGATTGTGCTCTGGCATCCAGTTGAACTCGACGCCGCCGTCTTTGCCGTGATAGTCGTATGGGTAGCTGCCCATGAAGAAGCGGCCATCTTCTGAGAGGTAATGGACGCAGAGGCAGTCGGCGATTTCGCCGAGAGAGCAGGCCCCTTCTTCGTCACATGCTCTCTGCATGGAGCCGGGTTTGCCAGCGTACTTCTCATAGAGACGCTGGACTTCTTCGGGGCTCTTGCCGTTGGTGAGGATGGTATGTCCGTCTGTGACAAGAATGACGGAGTTGATACCCAAGCCACGCCGAAGAATGTTGCAGGCGTTCAGCCCTTCGTACTTATCGAGTTGCGGGGCGACTACTAAGAGAGTCGGCTTCCCGTCTTTGATGCCAACGACAGTGGGGTTCATATCGCCCCGCTGTGTTGAATGCACCCAAGCCATCTTATGATGTTTGGCGAGCCTCACGAACTCCTGAAAGTTGAAGAGCGTGGCGTCGGTGGTCATCCTTCATCCTCCATGTCATCCGTCTTTGTTCACGTCAAAAGCGGTTGAAGTAATATGGGCGGGCCAATCAACTCGCTCCAAGACGCCACGAGTTTGCAGGGTGAGCAACTGTGTGTTCGCCATGAGATGAGATTGCGGAGCTTTCCAGCCATGTATGGACACGAGGGCTTCGCAGACTCGATCAAAGAAATTGCCGAACTCCATGTTGGTCTCCCATTCCATTGTTGTGCGATCTCCGAAATTCCACAGCCGCCCCCGCCCTCAGACCGAAGACGAGGGCGACTGGGATGGTGGGCAGCTTACACCATGTCCTTGAGACCCTTGAGGGGTCGGACCTTGACGACGTTGCGTGCCGGTTTGGCGGGTCGGTCTTGCAGTTCGCCGGTGAAGGGGTTCTTGACGTTTTTCTGCGCCTTGACGGCGGGCTTGCGGACCCTGACGATTTTCACGAGGCCGGGAATGGTGAGTGCCCCGGCTCCTTTCCGTCCGCCGACTTCGGACTGAACGACGTTGACGAGGGCGTCGAAGACTTCGCCGACCTGTCGTTTGTTGAGTCCGGTTTGGTCAGCAATCTGCGTGAGTAGCTGCGTCTTCGTCAAGGGGCGATTCTCGGTTGCAGTCGCCATGGTCTGGGGTTCCTCCAAAGTGCCAAGTGTGAATACGATTGAGCAATACAATCGAGCCAAAAGCATTGTAAGGCACGGAATGAGGGCAGTAAAGCATAGATACTGAAAAACAGGAGGTTGTCAATGTTTCGCAAACTGCTCACCATTTTGCTGTTTTCTACAATGCTTGTGTCCACCGGATGCGAGATGTTCAATCCGATTGGCCCCATCATCCAACTGGGGGTCATGTGGTACGAGGGCGAGGCTTCCAAGTATTACAACACCGATCAGGAAACAATCCACATTGCGGTGAAGAAGGTTCTCAATGATCTTGAGTTCCCCATCACGAAAGAGACGAACGAGGGCGACTACATCTACATCATTGCTGATGCAGATGATCGCTTCAAAATCAAGGTTCGAGAGGTTCGCCACAATGTGACGAAGTTGTCGATTCGCATCAACACATGGGGCGACCGGCCATATGCCGAAATGATTTTCCGCCATGTGGATCGAGAACCAAAGGTTATTGACTTTGTGACAGTCGAAGAGTTGAACACCGCTCTCCAAGAAAGAAAGCGGGTTCGCCACAACAAGTGATTCAGTCCAAAAGTTGGAACAGTGTCACGCACCCAGCGAGGAAGTTCAGGGCTCCAAGGCCGAGCAAAAGGCTTTGGAGCCATTTTTGTTGGATCTTCTTCTGATAGAAGTAGATCCAATAAGCCCAGCCGAAGTTCACGATGATGACAATGATGGGGAGCATCCTACTGCCCTTCTAATATGTTTCAAAATCTCCTCAGTTTCGGAGATGGTTAATGGTTTGCCGAAGAACACCATCAGTTCGCCCTTGACATGGGCGTAGTGACATTTGATTTCTCCGTTTGCGTCACAAACTTGGAAAGTCCGCTGATCGGAACCCAGACCACACAGGCTGGTGCTAGGGGTGATGCGTAGCACGAGAGCTACTCCTTCATATCGGTGGCAATCCGCTGAGCAAGATCGACATCTTTCGTAGATGTCATAAGATCTTTCACATTGTCTGCACAGAAGCCATGTGCTCCCCTTTGTATGAACTCGTAGATCACTCCAGTCAACATGCTTGGCTTGGTGAAGCACTGCACGAGGTCTGGGCATGTGAGAGGCTTCTCAGAAGTGAACTCGGCGTAGCCCAATTCTCTCCATTCTCTCATGGTGTCTTCTACGGATTCGACTTGGTAGGCGAGGTGGTGAATTCCGCCAACTCCCTGCCGTGCTGCGACCCACTTTCCAACGATGCTGTCGGAATCACCGTCTGAGACAAAGATCTCAGGGGCCATATGAAACTCGGCGACAGGAAATGTGCCACCGGGATTGTCATGCCACAGGAAGTGTTTCCACGGTGCCATATCATGTGTGGGCTTCTCTGGTGGTTCCAGAGCGAAGCATTTGACGTGGCTTCCGTCATCGAAGTTGAGTTCGAATTCTGTTTGAACTCGATACCCAAAAGCGGCCTTAAAGAAATCGACTGTTTTGTGTCGGTCGGCGACTCGGTATGCGATATGATCTAATCTCATTTTCCCTCCGCAGGTAATTGAGTTTGGCTCCGGTATTTCTCACCAAGAGCCACCAAAATTCCTGCGATGGCACCGCATAGATGGCCTTCCCAACTGATCGTCGGATCGCTGGGAATCATCCCGCTGACGAACGTGAAGGCGTTCAGGGAAAGCGTCATAAGAGCATAGAACAGAAGGGCTTCCTTATGATGGACGATGGCTCCCATGAGCATGTATGTCGTCAAGCCGTAGCAGAGAAGGCTGGCCCCGATATGGTCATGTGGGCGACCCATCAACCAGAGCAATGTTCCACCGAGAATGCAGATCTTGAAGATGACTTCCGGCATGTGGAACTCACCGTCGAAAGACAGGAACAGTGGGATGAGGACCAAGAAGATGCCGATGGAGTTGACGACGAGGTGGAGTAGATGGGCGTGCAAGAAGTGCATGGTGATGATTCCCAGCAAGCCGTCAAACTGTCTGGGGATTACGCCGTACTCTCTGAGATCGATTCCGAGCGGAATGAACATGACCGTTATGATGAAGACGGCCCACATGGCTTGGACCAAACCCGCTGTTCTCAGCACTGCTACCAGAGCCCTCTTGGCTTTCTGTTTCATCGTTCGCTTCCTTGCAAAAGTCAGTCAGTTGAAGTTCTCTCGAAGATACTCAAGGCATTCTTGGGCGCACCGGCGAGTTGACGCAACGAGTTTTTCATCGTTGACATCGTGAATGGTGCCGTTGAGGTATTCACGATGTCGAATGGTTCCCAGCAGGTGTTGTGACGCATCATCCTCCCGTTGCTCCAAAGCATCTGTGAGATGGTGCAGACAGCCCATGACATGGTTTGCCCCGCAAGTCAAATCATCCCGGCTGAGTTTGTCGGTGACTTCTTTGACGCCGAGAACGGTGATGTAAGCCAACAGGTGCTCGACCATGATTTGCCTTCCTCGTAGTTCTCGGTATTCGAGAGGATTATCTTTGGCCCATTGTAGCATCAATTCACGCAACAGGGCCATCCGACTTTTGCCTTCGTCGGTTTCATTCCAACTTTTGCAACCTCCCACACACCAGTCGGTATCGACTTGCGGGAGATCATCGTCGAACATTGCGTTTTGCAAGGCGTTCCGAGCTTCGGCCCCACCGAGGAGAGCGGCATTCAGCATACAACACGGTCGGAGACAGTGAGTACACCGAATGACGCCCTTCTCGAAAGGAATCTTAAATGATCTCAGGGCCACGCCAGAACTCCAGCTTTTGGGCATGATACTCGTATTCGGGTCGGTAGAAGTGGCCTTCCAGAACTGTTTCCCTCAGTTCCTTTGGGAACCATTCTTCTCCGTCCAACCAACTTTCCAAAGCGGCCTTGTGTCGTTCATGCCAAGCATCAACCACTTCTCCGTGGGCTTGATAGAGGGCATGGTTGTGATCTTCGATGGCCTTTCTTTCGGCCCGCATTTCATCTGTGATCTCTTCTTTGCGAAGACCAGACTTCCACACCACTCGTTCCTTGAGTCCCGAGCGATCCATCTCTGGCATGGGGTTTTGTTCTCGCCATGCTTCGTCGAAGGTGCGGGCGAGGCTAAGCCAAGTCCTGATGTTCTGGTCTTGTTCTTTGAGCGTGTTGATGACGCCCTGTGGATCGATGCCATCAGGCACGGCCCAGATAACCCAAGGATCAACCCAGTGTTCATCCGGGTCAGATCGTTTGATGATGTTGACAGACATTAGTAGGCCCACAGCAGATAAGCGGAAACGATGAGAACAACCGCCGCCCAGAACCACGGACTTTTCAGTGGTTCAAAGTAAGCCTTCACGGCCTCGACGACGGATTGTTTGAGGTAGTACCAGAAGTCACGGGGATTCATACTTGCTCCGGGACATGGGGCTTGAAGGCTCCTTTTCGACGAGCCTTCCGTTCTCGTTCGATTCGCCAAGCCCCTTTCACCGGGCGTGAATCTTCGACCTTGTGGGTATCGTAAACCACGCCGTCCTTGACACACATAACGTGTCCTTTCATCTGAAGGATGAACGTGCCATCGGGATGTTGTTCGCAGAACTCTTCAGCGGTCATCTGCCAATCAAACTCGTACCAGACGAATATGTGGCCGAAGACAACCTCTCTGGTGATGATCGAGAAGGGGAAGCGTCGATGGGAGTCCCGGCCACGTTCTCTGAGTTCATCGTAGGCGATGTCATAGTCAGTGCCGGTGGCAATGGCGAGTGCCCGGACTGTGCAGTCTTCTTTTTGTCTCGGGCGTCGGCTGAATCGTCTGCCGCCGTCGTTTTGTTCCCATTCGAAGCTCATTGTGCCTCCAGATCGAAAAGTGCGATTACCTCATTGAGTTGTGATTGGGTCATGATGTTGACCTTCTTGTTGGACCCCATGACCATCACGCCACGGGCCATACCATCCATCGCCATCTTCATCGGATCAAGGCTTTCTGAGATTGAAGCCAATCCGACGTAGTGGGGACACTGAAAACTGATCAGGTCGATGCCGGGAAATTTTTCCTGAACATCCTTGACGATATTCGGCCATTCTTCTGTGAGAAATGGGTCGGCGGCATACACGCCATCGAGCGTCACAGTTTTACCGTTGAGTTTCATCAAGTCACCCATTCGAGTTGTTGGTCTGTGAGTTGTCCGTTGCCATCGTCTTTGTACGAATAGCAGCAGCAACTTCCATACTCTCCCGCCATTTTGTGCTTGCTGGGCAATTGATCACAGGTGTCGAACACCGCTGCGTCTTCTGTATCGCCGCCGCCTGCCCGAGAGTCATAGATGATGTAGACTCTCTTCTCCTTCTTGGCCTTCGGTCGCTTCGTCATGTACTTGACGGGCCGCTTGTTCTGGTAGCAGAAGATCTCATATCGATCTCGCCCAAGTGCGTCGGCGTCTTCGTTCTCTTCACGAGGCACCCATCGAACGATGAGGTTTTTGCCTCGCTCCAACTCCATCTCTTCAAACAAGTCCCAGACTCGTTGTCGGAGTTTCTGGAGATGCTCAGCGTTACAGTTCCATTCCCGCTTGACTTGGCAGACGACAAGTTTCGAGTCGCCTGTGACGAGGAGTTGTCCTCGCCACCCCTGTTCTTTGAGCCAGCGGAGCGGGAAGCCGAGGGCACAGTATTCGGCGAAGTTGTTTGTGGCGAGTTTGCCACCGTCCGCCACGACTTGTGCGCCTTGGGCCAACCGCTTACCAGTGAGCTTGTCGTTGATGAGCCAACCGATACTGGCAACACCACCGGGGTTTTTTGGTTCGCAACTTCCATCGAAGGCAAGGTGCAGATCTTTGTGTTCGGTGATCTTGCCTTCCGTAAAGTCTTGGACGTTGATTTTGGCTTCAGCCATGAGTGAATTTCCTCCGCAGGTCATTGTATGGCTGTTTTTCTAGGCTGTAAAGCCAAATCAGCCCGATACAAATTTTGCGTTAGAAATTCCGGCTGATCCAGTAGAAGGCGAGTTGGAAGCAGCGGAAGATGAGTGCTCCGAGGAGCATCATCAGGAAGAAAGTGGCGAGTGTGATGTTGTGACCCATTTTGTTCATCGGTGTTTCTCCAAAAGAAAAAGCCCCAGAGCGACTTCGCTCCGGGGCTCACTTACAGTTGACCCCCGTGAATCCAAACCCGAGTCATCTGGAGGGGTTCGAGTTCGACCCCAAAGATTCGTTGGGCTGACCACGGGCACATGTGGCGATAGCCGATGCCGTCGCCGGGAACAACATATAGGTCTTCCTCTTCAGTCTGCCCTACACGTTTCAACTCTGGCTTGTATTGAGTAAGCATGTACAAGCCGCTGCGTTGGCGAGAGAGCCAACCGGGCGTGGGTCTTAGGTTGACGCCGCCCTGAGTGCCTTGAGTGCGTCCATGCGTTGGTCGAGACCGAGCATGGACATGCGGTTTCCCAGTCCACCCTCCATCGCCGTCACAACTCCCCACTCATTCATCTGACTGAGAAGATCGATCATCCCAGATTCGATGGCGACGATTCCATCATAGCCGATGCCATGGTAGGTCAGGTCGTTGTCGAAGAACGGTTCCAGACCTTCTGGCTTTTGTTCTGCGACTTCCAACCGAATCCTCAACTCGAACTTCTTTCCTGTCATGTCCTTCATGTCTCAATTCTCCATTTGCTGAGACTTAGAAACGAAACACCACTGGCGAGAGTGTATGACTTCTGAGAAATCGTGAAAGGACTAGAAAAGAACTACAAAGGAACTAGAAGGAACTAGGCAAACCCCGCATCAGTGGTAGTTCTTCGTTGTTGAAACACGAGGAATACGCTAGTTCCCCACCCGTTGGTGGTAGTTCCTTTTTGTTTTGAAAAATTCTCAAACAACCCAGTGTGGATTTTGTAAGGTCCAGTTCACGATGAGTTCTAAGCTTTCTCGGAACGTCATGGGTTGTTTCCAACCGGCCTCTGCCATCTTGGTTCCATCAAGGGCATAGCGTCGGTCATAGCCGGGTCTGGCTGATTCGCTGGGGATCAAACGATACTTCAAATCCTTGCCCATGATCTCAGCGACCATCTTGGCGAGTTGCAAGTTGTTGAGTTCTGTGTCGCCGCAGATGTTGTATCGATCTGGTCGTGAGTCACCGGTTTCTCCTCTCTGGACGAGATCGAGGTAACGGGTCGGATTTCTTTTTGCCAGAAAGACGAGAGCGTCGGCCATGTTCTTAGCATGGAGATAGATGCGGCTGCCGATGGAATCTTCTGAGTCTCCATAGATCGGCATCTCTTCTCCCTTGGCGACCTTCTGGATGATCTTTGGCAAGAACTTCTCTGGGTCTTGTCGTTCTCCGATGATGTTCATCGTATTGGTCAGCACGATAGGCAGGTTGTATGTACGCCAGTAGCTAATAGCCATAGCTTCTTGTGCTGCCTTCGATGCTGCATATGGGTTCGATGGCAGAATGACATCCCATTCTTTGTGGGCCGAGTCTGCCTTGGCTTCTCCATAAACTTCGTCGGTGCTGATTTGCACGAAGAGTTCGAGCCCTTTGCACTTGCGGGCGAACTCCAACATGTTGATAGCGAGGTGCCAGTTGTTATGAAGGCAGGAGACGGGATCGATGGTGGATCTCTCGACTGCACTTTCTGAGGCCATGTTGATGATGTAGTGAATCGGTTTTTCTCTGACGACTCCCCGATCATCGATCCATCGTTCGAAGATGAGGTTCTCCGTCTGTGGATCAATTGGCACAGAGAGATCGTGGATAATAGTCGTGACTCTTGGGTTGTCTTGAGTGACTTCTGCGACTCGTCGGATGGTTCCTTTGTGTCGGAACGAGTCAAGGCAGATCAGTTCCCAGTCAGTGTGTTCCAAGAAGTATTGGAGGCAGTGGTGGCCCACGAAGCCGCCATGTCCGGTGAAAAGAACTCGTTTAGGCATAGTTCCTCCAGAGATGAGTTTGATGTTTTAAGAGAGTGCGCCCGCTAGATAATCTCATGGGTCTGATCTGTTTTCATAGGTGTATCGAGAACTGGCGAGAGAAGTCTGATGTCTCTGTGATGAATGGCATTCTCACCCCAAGTGAACTGAAGATATACAAGGAATCAGCAGGTAATTGGAATCGTCGGTGTTCCATGAGCTTGTTTGAATTTCGCCATCGCATTCAAGAGATACATCTAAAAAGCATTCGAGTTTCTGGAATGAAAGAGGTCAGTGATTTCGAAGAACTCATGTCAACTGCTGCTGACGATGACATCATAATTCCGAGCGATGACGACGATTTCTACCACCCAGACATAGCTTCACATCTTAATGTTCCAGACAAGGGAGTTCTGGCGTGGAAGTTTCTGGGGGTGACATTCGGTTTCAGGACCATTCGCCCCACAACTCCAACCACAGATGGCTGCCTGATATCCTGTGGTTACGCCATCAAGATGAAATGGCTCAGAGAGATCCGACCACAGAAGGCCCGTGAAATTTTGATGTGGCATTGGACGCCGCACAGGATGCGAGCGATCATGGACATTTACACTGGGGACTGTCTCAGCTTCTATAACTATCATCCAGCCACAACAAGCAGCTTAAGGTACGAGCGTTATCAGTTTAACCCAACTGCCGTGTGGCCCAGATCTCGTCAGTTTTGGGTCTATCCATACATGCGAGATCTCTACCATGTTTATGAGGAAGCGGGTTTGTTTCGGATCAAGTTTACTTGAGCGGAGCCACCTGTCTTAGATCCGCCAGACATCTGATTGTTCTTGATGACTCGATCTTCCATCGAGACCAGTGTGCGTCGGTAGTTGAAGGTGCCGCCCTTGATCTCTGGGTTTGCTATGAAGGTCACTTCTGCACAGGGGATTAGTTTTCTCATTCAGTAATTGAGTGTGGGACCATAAATAATCCCATGGCTAGGCCCGTTCGAAGTTTCGCCAAAGCAATTGTGTGGCGAATAATTGCATCGCTAACAACCGTTTCATGTGTCTGGTTCTTTACGGGAAGTCTGGAGATGGGTGGTTTGGTAGGCGGTGCAGACTTCTTCATCAAGCTGTTTTTGTACTATGTCCACGAAAGGGTGTGGGCCAACATTGAATGGGGCAGAAGCTTCACCCACCCCGAGAGAGAGAAATGAATCAGCGAATCCTCCTTGCATTAGCAAATCTTATCGTATTCAACTTGGGCCTCTTTGTCTTAATGAGCAAAGAGAGAGATACACACAGTTTGCCTCCAGTTCACGAGGCACCAATCGTGGATGTGATACCGATCACTCCCGAGCCGCCGCCACCCAAGATCAACTACGACATTGCTGATCCAATGCCTGCTTACTTAAATTATGAGCAGACAGTGGCTCAGCTAAAGAAGTGGCACGAGGAAGCTCCTGAGCTTACGGAGATTGGCACTTACGGCAAAAGCTCAGATGGCACAGACTTGTACTTCATCAAGGTCCGCAATGATCGTGCTGTTAAGTATTGGGGAGGCAAGCCGAAGGTTTTGATAACGGCCTGTATTCATGGAAACGAGCCACTGTCGGCCTCGACGGTAATGGGGTATATCGGAACGATTCTGGACAAGTACGGCGATGACGACAAGATCACAGAGCTTGTGGACACAAGGGACTTGTATTTCGTTCCAGTAGTTTCCCCTGACAGTTATCCGAACTCACGATACGTTGACGGAGTTGATCCCAATCGGGACTTCCCAACGGAGCGAAACCCGAACAAGGTATCTGTGCCGCCGATCAAAGCACTGCAAGACTTCTTCTTAAAGATCGAACCGAACGCCGTGATCTCGGGCCACACATGGGGACGAGTCTATCTGACGCCGTGGGGCGACCAGACACGTCTTTGCCCGAACGACGACGACTATAAGCGAATCATCGGCAAGATGACAGAACTCAGCCAGTACCGAATGCAGCGGGCCTGCCAGATGTACAGCCGCCCGATTTATGGGACTGAGGTGGACTGGTACTATCGTCACGGGGCGTTCAGCATTGTGATGGAGTTTGGCACACATCAACGCATTCCATCAACATCAGATATCAAGACTGAATTTGACAGAACATTTGAGGCGGTTCTTCATTTCATTGAAGAGGCTCCGAAGGTCGAGGTCAAGTTCTTTGTAGAAGATGATTGGAGACAAGCAGCATGAATTTCAAACAGTGGTTAGAACAAGACGAGATCACAAAAGCAAAGAAAAGCAGCAAGCTGAACCTTTCGAAGTATGACCCAGATCAATTGAAGATGGGTTATGAAGCCGAGAAGGAGCATGACGACGGCAGTGATGTGGATGTGGTGGACAAGAAGTCGGATCTGGTGAAGATCGCCGTGGCGCATCTGCGAGAAGATCCGAAGTATTACACGAAGCTCAAGAAAGTAGAAAAGCCCGGATCGTGAGATCCGGGCTCTGGCTCATGGTGAGCTACCTTTGCCCTTGAATTTGGGGCGAAGAGCGTGTTTGCCAGCCAAATGAGTTTTGGATGGCACACAGGTTACGACAACTTTCTTGCCTTTGTCGATGACTACGATGAATAGGATTTCGTCGTGGATGAGGAATTGAAACCTCTTATCGAAACCATATTTCTCATAGTACCAAGACATGAAACCGCTGTTGTTGATATAACTGCGGTTCTCTTCAGACAAGCCTAATCGTCGTGCGATTTCGGTGTCAACTTGTTTTCCCTCCGTGCTTAGTGTGAACCTGATCTGCTCTCGAAGGTCATCGCATTCATCACAATTCTCTTTTCGGCAGGTTTGCAGGTGATGGAACTTTTTGTTGGTCCTCTGTAAGAACCGTTCTCTCAAGTGGTGCGTGAAGTAGTATTCACGCCGATTCTTCACCATCCTTGGCGTCCTCTCAAGTTACGACGACTCTCCTCCTTCCTGCGGACTGTCCGCCTCTACTTTGAGTGTAGGAGCTTTCTTTTTCCTTCGTTTCTTCTTGGAGTCGTTGCCGAAGCCCATGTTTTGCATGGTCTTTTTCTCGGCACGTCGTTCCTCAAATTCTCCGAAGGCTCCTTCCAAATCCCATGTTCCATCGCCCAGAACGAAGTTCGTGACGAGGAAAGTGCGGATCGCCTCAAGTTCTGCGAAGGAGAAGTCGCCTGACCATTCAACGCAGTCATCCACACTGATGTTCTCTCGAATCTCAGTGGGCCAGATTTCGGAGATGAGTTTTCTCCGCAAGTCAGCATCAGGCTTGTCAAGCGTGATGCACTTGTCGATCCGTCCGGGTCGGGTAAAGGCTTTGTCGAGCCCATCCACCTTTTCGTTGGTCGTGAAGATGCGGACGAGGTGGCCTCCGTCCACAAGACCATCCATGGCCGTCAGCAGTGAGCAAGCCATCTTGCCATTGCCCTTGCTGCGATCCATGTACGAGATGTCGATGTCGTCAAAGAACGACACCGTGTATCGTTGGAAGAGATCATTCAGTTCTTTGTCGGCGTAAGCCTGATCGATGTCGGCACTGGTGATGATTCCCCAGCGGAATCCATTTTGAGAGCAGAGCTTTTGGATGTGGCGACACACCATTGTTTTGCCGTTGCCGGGGAGGCCATCCAGAATGATGCCTCGCTTGATTTTGACACCATATTTCTCGATGTCTTTCGATCTCAGCAAAAAGCCGATGGTGTTCTGGACGATCTCATCGAGGAGACCTTCTCTGAGGATTGGGATTTCTGTGATTTGCCCAGCCAATCGGTTTAGCCGGGTCGCCATGCGTCTGAGGCGGTAGAGTTTGCCTTTGGGGATGATGAGATAAGTTTCATCCCACATGTTGCCTCGGGCGGTGAAGGTGCAGTATTGGAGTTCTGCATCGAGGCGGCATTGATGGACGTAAATGCCATAGCCGACAGCACCGGGGACTTGCAGACGCCGCTTCTGGATGTGCGGCATCCCTTCCAGCGGACCTTCGCAGGCGACGACTGGATCACGGTGTTTGGTCGTCATGTATTCCCGAGGGAACCAGTCGTAATCCAAAATTTGGAGTTCGTTGGCTTCAACTCCAAGAAGCTGAGCCATGCGGGGCAGACGACGCTTAAGTTCTGCGAAGACGGGTTGTGTGGTTTCTGAAGAAACGATTTGGACATCCATGTCTGACTTCCTTGTACTGGGACACTTCCTTGTGTTCGAAAATCATACCTTCAGAAACCACATGATGCAACCCTTCTTAGGTTTTCTTTTCCACGCTGGCCTTGGCATCTTCAAGAATCTTCAGGGTTCCATCTGTGTTGATGGACGTGAACATTCGAAAGTCGTCATGGCATTGACCGGGAACACGATGTTCGTCGGGCGACCAGATGATCATACCGACAAAGGTTGTGCGTTTGCTGAGTTCTTCAATCAACTCTTGCGTGGATGCAAGCTCAAGCTCCATGTTTGCCTCCGTTTTGCAAGAGGCTGGCTGCCCCTTACCCAAAGGTGATATCGAGGCCAATTTTGACCTCAAACTTCGGGACATGCAGGTGGTTGGCAATCTTGTGCTTCTTTGCTTCTTTCGCCGTGAGGAACCAGTCCACATGGTGATTCTCTTTGATCAGGTTGCCGATGTAGTCCGCTGGATGTCCCAAGTGTTTTGATACTCTCTTATACATCCTTTGGTTAAGATTGTCCATCTGTTTTGCGTCGGCTTTGATTTCTTCGACCTTTCCGCCTGTCATGCTGCCGACATCGTGAATCATCAGCCAAGCCTCGGGGTGCATGAACCTGTAACCTTCGGTCCCAAAACAAAAAAGAATCGCCCCTGCCGACATTGCTTTGGCCGTGAGGATCGTGGCAACAGGAATCTTGGAGTTCTCGATGGCAGCAACCATTCCGAGAATTCCATAAGCACTGCCACCGAAAGAATCGATCACGATAGGGATGACTGGTTGGCCGGTGCTGTGGGCATCGTCCATTTCTTCTTCAAAGTCCTCCAGAGCATCTTCATCAAACTTGTTGACCCGGATCACCACCGGTTTGTCAAGGAGATCATCGAGTTTGTGTCGATGCAAGCGAGGGTCTACATTGATTATCGTTCTCATGTTTCCAACTTCCTGACCTCCTGTTGATGAATGTATGTGACACTGGCGGGAGGCACGCCCTGATTTAAGATGAAGCGAGCTTTTGCTTCACAAAGAGCCAACTTCGTGATGTTGCAGATCACCCCAAAATGGGTGATCAAGGTACAACTATGTGGCAATCCTTGCAATACAAATAGAGTACGTTGCAGGAAAGTCTGAGGCGATTCACTTCTAAGAATGAAGTCATCTTCTGTTTGCCAATCGAAGTTTGGAAACTTCTCACATCGATTGGAAAGGCAGAACTCTTCGTCATCTTCTAAGAAAGATGGAGTTTCTGCGATCAGGGGTTCGACAAGAACTTTGGTTCTTAAATTTCTTTGCAGGACATCGGCAGTGCGGAGACAGCGAAGGAATGGGCTGACGATGAACGTATGGTCTTCCGCATTTGAAGTGCGCAACAAAGAGGCGAGCGACTCGGCTTGTCGCTCGCCTTCACTGGAAATATCTGTATCGGGATCGTTGGTGTCGTCTACAAGGGCGTGCCGAATAAGCAGAATGTCCTTGTCGAAGAAATGATCGGTTTCGACTTCTCCGAGGAATTCCTGCGTCTCGGAGTTGAAGAATCCGCTGAGAATTTCTTCGTTTTGTTCTTGTTCTGTAAGTTTGCCAAAGGCATCTCCGTGGTTTACGCCAACCACGATCCGTCCCTTAACGTACAAAGCGGCCCTTCTCATTGAACCCTCCCATCCTTTGATAAGGTTCCCGAAACCGACCGAAAATGCGTCGTGAGTAATATATAGTAATAGTCACTTAACATCCAGAGGAGAAATCTGCTATGAGAGACTTTGTAAACTGGGCATACCAGAATGAGTTAGTTGATGTCTTCGAAGATGGAACGGTAGCTTGGAAAGAAGCCGCCATGCGTGGTCAACAGAAGGGCTCTCATAAAGAGAAGTTCGACGGTGGCCGTGATGGTCGCAAAGATCTGAGTGACGACTACAAGGACTATTGCCACATGATGGGAACAGTCTGGCCTTACAAGGTAGTCGCTAAGGGCAAGGGCGGAAAAGCCGTAGCTCCGGTTGGCAAGTAACTGAATACCGACATCATCGATGAGTCAAAAGGAAAAGCCGACGAGCAATCGTCGGCTTTTTTAACTTATGCAAATCATTCCAATTTTCATCCCACACGGCCCAGACAAATGCCCTCATTGTGGGAAAGACCTCAAGGGTCCGCCACCAACCAGAAGAGATTGGTTGTGGTTGGGAATAATTTTGATGACCACCATCAATGTGCTTTTTTGGTTCTTTGTGCTTTAAGCAGTTTCTTCGAGAAATTCTTTCAAGAAGATTCTGTAGACTGTGGCGTAGGCAATTCCCCACTCTCGACTGTGGGCGTCCTTATTGTCATACCACGCCATTGTATGCGCCCACTCATGCAACAAAACGTCAATCGCTTCATGCTCGGGCAGATGCCGGTCAATGCGAATCAGATACCGCTCACTCGAACGACGACAATCCCCATCCAGATCTTTCGGCAAAGCAACACGACGGACGCTGACCGGCAAATCAGTGGAGAATCGTCTTTTGAGGAATAGGATGACACGTCTGTAAGTTCTCACAACCGTATTTAACGGTTATGAAAATCAATTCTGCACAAACTGGACCACAACCTCGGGTTCCACCAGTTCATTCAACTCTCGAAATTCCTTCGCATGTTCTTCACGATCCTCCCAGATTACAACTTTTGTGATGGAAGGATGTGATGTGAGGTACTGGTCGATGATCCAGAACTTCCATGGAAGAGTTTCGCTGGGAATGGTTCCCTGTGGTGCTGGCCCTTTATCGCCGAGAAACCAGCATGTAATCTGAGAATCAACGATATCACAGAAGAGATCCTTCTGAGACTTCTTGCGTCGAATCTCTACCAAGCCGCCATCGCCAGCGATTCGGAGCACCTGATTACGCAGTCCGCCGTGTCGCCCCGTCATCAGGAGCGTGATTGTCTCTGGATTGGCCTTGCTCTCCTTCAGAGCTTGGCACGGCTCGGGGATGAACAGGTCTTTTGGAGTCGGATCAGGGACCAATGGCGGTTCCAGAGTTTCCCGACGCCCGAACCAGCCCCGCCGCATTCCGATGAATTTCCCGTGCTTTTTCGAGAGTTCACGGGACTTATTCTTGTCGATGAGCCATGGAATCCCCGTGGCCTTCTCGAATTTCCGCCTGTTTTCCGGCGTATCCAGAGGTGTTTTGACGAGAGTTCCGTCGAAATCGAAGATGTCTAATTGGGTTGCCATCCTTGGCTCTCCTTTCACTTTTGGCCCGAAATGGATTGTCCCACAATTCAATCAAAGGCGCAATACCTTTGTTTCTCTGACACTTGCGGTGAATTCGGGTTCGCTTCCAAATTTTTTTTCGTGGGACCGTTGACAGCCAGATTCCATTCGATATCTTATGACCATCGCACTTGCGAGCGGCCAAAACGAGACGCAAACGAGTGCAGAAAAAAAATGAAAACAGTGAGTTGACAACCGCAACACGAAAGGATAAAACAACGAACATGACAGTCATCGCCGGGAAACGCAACACCGTTTGTGACACAAGGTTATGACTGTTCACTGAGTCCATCGGGAAACCTTAGAAGGGGTAGGAAACTGCAACTTCTAAGAGTACGAAACCCAAAACCATCAAAGCGAAGTAAGGTTGTCTTATAGAAGAGATTCTTTAAGACGGCGACTGCTTCGAGGGTGGGCACGATCCGAAAGTTCAGACACTACTTCTGAGATGCGTCAAGGAAGCAAGACTGTTCTATAAGGTGAGTGGCGATTCAGGCTAACCATAGGTGGAGACACCGAGTCCGTCAGTACAACGGACGAGTTGGGTAAACCTGAGATCGCAAACCGATGGCGGGCACCAATGTCTGGGTGCAGTTGGTCGTATGAAGCCCAAACCCAGAAATGGGGTAAGGAGAAAAGGGCCAACATCACGGAGGAGTTCAGACCCATGCTGGGAAACGAAGGCATCGGCAGATGTCTCCAGTAATGATCTGAGCTAACTACCCAGACTGAGAGAGCGGCTAAATCAAAGGGCGTCGTGCCGTGACAAACGGAGACGAAGTAAGTGGGTGAATAGCCTACCAAAAGCAGCACCCTTTGGGAACGCCGTCCGCAAGGAGAACCAGAGTCGTTCTGGAATACTCTCGATGAGCCTACGAGGTAACACGGCCTCGTTAGAAATGGCGCAGGACCGAACCTGCGACGACAAAAAGGAACTTGGGAGAATGACACCGAGGCGAAGGCATTCGAAAGAGATGGTCACTTGTTGAAGGGCTAACCGCTGGTAACAGGCGTACTCCTGACGATGAGCGAACATTGTTTGAAGTCTGCAAGAGCTAAAAGTCGTCAACCCAAGATCGGTGCTTGAAAGGTCAAACTGATGGTCGGGGGAGAGAACCTCCTCTGAAGGTGAGTGCTACCTTTCAAGAAGGCTGCGTAAAGACCGAGTAAACGTGGCGGCGATACGGAAAGTGTCGTTGCACAAAGCACTTGCTGAGGGAAGCCCGGTCCAACCGAAAGGTTGGGCCGGGTTTTTCTTTTCCTTCCCTTCCTTGACCATCGGTCAACTCCGTCCTAAAATGAAACATTCAACCAGCCGTATCGTGCGGCGGTTAGCGACAATCTGTTTCTGATTGGAGGTTTAGCCACCATGGCGCAACCTAACGAGTTCGTTCTTGCAAAGGACGACAACGGAAGACATTTCGAAGAATTCTGTGGAGAAGACGAGCCAGACAAGCTCATGGAGATCACCCAGCGAGCTTTGGCTGGAACTCTGGGAGGCCATGTACCGGTTCCCGGAGAGCGGTATGCGGGGCGTCTGTATGGATACCCCGGTCGCATTCTCGTCAAGCTGACACGTCGTCGCCCGAAGCACATCCGGCGACAAGGCCGTCTGATCAAAGTGGCGTAGGTTTCTCCAGATGGTTCCCTGCCTCTGGTTTCTGCGGTGAGAGCCGCTTCCCTTCACGGGGAGGCGGCTCTTTTTCTTTCAGTAGATCTCTTCCCAGTTGAGCGATCCGTAACTCAGCGTCGAGCTTCCGGTGACGCTGGTGATCACAATGCTCAACACGTCGCTGTTTGTCAGCGATTGTTTGGAAAGCAAACCTTCTCCCAGTCCAGAATTTGTGTTGTTGCCCTGAGCGTTGGCCGGAACGTATCCCGAGGCCACGATCTGTCCGCCAGTGATCGCTGTGGCAGCAACATCTCTTTCTGCCAAGCTGTTGCTGCCGACCGATGCCCATGATGGCCCGGTGAGGGTTCCGCCGAGAACCACCTCGAAGAAAATGTTCTCCGAAGCGGACAAGACAGAGAAGGCAGTGGGGACTATGTGCCCATGGTTCGTCAGGGTGTTGAAGAGTGCCGACTTTCTGACCGAAAGAATCGGCCTTCTCGTTGTGACTGCGATTCCAGTTGCGCCATTGGCTGCTGAGAATGGATAGCCTTCTCTCTCAAGGCCACCCTCGCTGATCACAGCCGAACAAATCTGGATGAGATCGGTGTTGCTGGCTGATGTTGATGTGTTCTCGATCTCATATCGCAGCGGCAAATTCGCCGTCTGGGTGTAAACCATCGTGACGAAGTTTGCGTGCAAAAATTCGTGGCAGTAAACCAGAACACCATCGATGTCAAAACCAAAGCGAACTCGGCCCACACCCAACCATTGAAAGTCGATCACAAAGATGTGTGCTTTCGAGATGTCGAGAGTTTTGCCTGAGTTGCCAGAGCCATCGAGCGGATCGAGATTCCAAGATGATTGAGAAACAGGCGTGTTGACGACAGAGCCACTGGCCGAGGATCGGATAACCACCTTGAGGTTGTCGGCGTCCTGCTCGAAGAACATTCCATCTGAATCTTCGAAGTATCCGATTCGCTGAACAACACCGGTTTTCTTGGCTCCCATCACGCCGGTCATGAAGATCTGTTGGCTCTTGCCCGGCAGATAACGGAAGTATCTCTTGGTTGTCCGAGTTACCTTGTCGCCGCTGGCGGTTCCAACTCTCAATCGAACAGATGATTGGTCGGCCAGATGGGCAATCGTGCCGCCGCCTGATGTCGAATCGCTCCAGACAAGAGGTTGAGTGTTGTACTGGTGCTGGACTTCGAAGATCGTGAGGGGGTTGGAGACTCGGAACCGACCGAACGCATCTTGTGTTGCAGTTGGGAGCCGTACAGGAATTGGATTGATCAGTGATGCGTCGGTTGCTGTCCCGTCTGCGCCGTATTGGAGTTTTACTCGTTGGTGCTGTACGCCGCCGATCTCGTCTGTGGCAACGCTGGCCCCTTTGGTTTTCGGTTGATTGATTATTACGTTGTCTGTCACTCTTGCCCCTTGATGAATCTATCCATCCGTTTGTCTTCGAAGATCGCTCGCAAGTTTTGGTTGCAAACGGTGATAGGGGGCACAATGGCCCGGCTGTTCCGGCCCTCGAAGTCTCGACGACGAATCATTGCCATTGCTTCGACGAATTTGGTGTCAACGGAGTGTGGGCCGCAGATGTAATCGCCGTCGTCATACTCAAAATTGTTGTTGAACAGCAGCAGCATGAATTCCCCCGTTTGTATATATGCGCCCCGAATCTCGCTTGCATCCGGGTGGACATGTGCTACTATCCGATTGGCTTTGAGTTCACCTGCGTTCTGGTTGAGGCCCGCACTGGAATCCAGATGAACCTCCGAGCCATTTTTGTGCGCATGAAAAAAAAAGCCGCCCCCGAAGAGACGGCCACATGTACCTGTAGCGAAATTCCAAATCAAACAGGTCGCATGTATTCCATGTGTTTGCGGAAGTTGTCGAGTTCGAGGTTTCTCTTTCTCTCCTCGATTCCATCCTTGTCCTGCTGGCCCGTGAACGGGTCGATCAGATCGAGGAACGCATCGTCGATGGTTTCTTGCCCATCTTCGCTCGACTTGTAGACCTTCACTCTGGGGCTCTTGCTGAAGCCGAGGAAGGCGTCAACCACGCTACCGTCGAGGCCACCGAGTTTGGTTCCCCACTCTCGAAGTTTTCGGCCCGAAATACCGCTGCTCATCATGCCGTTGGTGAGATCCATGAGCGTGTTACCGTCCATGTTCTCATTCATTCCAAGGCTCTTGATGAGGAAGGCGATCTTCTTCATGTCCTTCTGATCCAAACCAAGATCTTCCAACATCTCAGGTGGGTTGCCACGCAAGGCCCAAGCGAGCGGCATGTGCTTGTCGCCCATCTCGGAAAGTTCTTTGGGCAGATCGCCGTCGATCATCTTGCCGGGGAACAAGGAATCCAGCAGGCCGAAGTCCTTGAACAGCTTCAGGAACTTTCTGGTATCTGTGTCGTCCTTGTCCATGCACTTCTTGAATTCGCCCATCTTGGTCTTGGAGTCCAGCTTAGACAGAAGTTCTGGGCCAAGTTTGGCAATGGTTTCTCTGTCTTCAACTGGAACCTTCTTCGAATCACCATAGCCGTTCATGAACCGCATATAACGCATGAGGCGTTTTGGGTCTTCCTTGAACTTCTTCTTCATGTCGCCGATAGGAACAACCTTGCCCGCTGCCATGTGATGGATTCCACCGTGAAAGTCAGTCAGTTCTTTGTTGGGGCCGTTGTCATTACTCAGAAGGATATACATCCCGTTCATCGTAAAGTCACGGCTGTTGGAATCATCACCTTGGGTTCCGGGTTCTCTGTCCCCATCAACGCCACGAGGTGACTTGGTGAAGCATTCGAGTTCGAATTCGTCTTCATTGACCTTGAGTCCGAAGACAAAGGGTCGGCCATTCTTATTGGCCTGTTGCACCCAGAACAACTGGTTAGCACCTTCCTTCTTATTCGGATTTGCATGGGCACTCTTAGAAGATGAGCCATCGTTCTTGATGAACGAGAATCCGTTCTGCTTCAGAAGGTGATACACTTCGTCTGGGGAAGCATTGGTCGCCAGTTCGATATTTCTGGCTTTGCGGCCTGCGAGATAGTCTCGGACAGCACCACCGGCGAGGTACAATTTCTTGCCAGAGATCTTCACTGGCTTGTCTTCACCGCTGGCGTCATCTTTGGACCAACCCCAGTTGCCGCCTGATTTGAAAGCACGCACGATGGGTGCGAGGTTCTTGTTTTTTCCGTAGTGTTCTGACTTCGGATCGTCTGAGACATTGAAGGGTTCGTAGTCATTGCCATCGCCAAGTGTGACCTTGGCACTCAATGCACCACTATCGGCACTCTTGTCGTGCTCGTTGCCTTCTCTCAGATTTCTGAATTGATTGAATGATTTGAAACTCATATTTCGGGCTCCAACAACGATAATAACTGACTACCTTATGTAGATCTCTGTCGCAAATAATTCAGGATCGCTCTTGGGTAAAGCAGTCTTTCTCGTTCCTTCACGGCTTCCTCCAGATCTCTGACGGTTTCCCATGGAAGGACAGCTACTTGTTCCTGAGCGATGACTTCTCCGTTATCGTACTCGTTGTCTACGATGTGAACGGTGCAACCAGAGATAGACTCCCCCGCCGCCACGACAGCCTCATGCACTTTACGGCCATACATTCCTTGGCCGCTGTATTTAGGGTCGATGGACGGATGAATGTTAAGGATTTTGTTCTCTGCCCACTGGGGAACATGAACTTTTCTTAGCCAGCCCGCCATGACGTGCAAGTCAACGGCATCTGGGTCATCCTCGGGAAAGAGGCCCTCAGACCATGCCACAAGGTCATCTGAAGGCGGCGATACAATTTTTGGAATGCGCCACTTGTCGGCAATCTCAAGGGCGGGGCATTCCCGGTCTGCGATGACTCTTTCGATTTTGATGAAGCCTCGCACCATGCCGTCATCGTGGTAGCAATGGTGGGCCAGATTGTCTAGGGTTGTGCCTTCGCCCGAGACCAAAACAGCTATCTTGTACATCATTCTTCTCTTTCATGTCTGCGTCTATGGTCGTGACAGTCATCAGTCTCGACATCTGGAGCGACAGGCAGAGTCTTTTCGATTCCCATTGAACTTAAAGAACGATTGGGCACCACGAGTCGTCGATTGGTATCCGTCAGGTAGAAAACAGTTTTCGTGAACGTCTGACGCACGATACGGGCTTTCTTCCGACCATAGATGAATACTACGTCATCAACATTATAGTCTGATCCGAAGTAGAACATCAAACCTGAGACGAGGTTCTCGATGGCTGACTTAAAGAATAGAGCACTGGCACCGCCAACGAACCACCAAGTGTATTGGCTCATGAGTTCTTCGATTGTCTTTTGAATGGTTAGCGGGTCCATGCCACCTCCTATTAAGGAACTGCTGGTGCTTGCAGGCCGAGTTTCATAAGGAGCCATGCCGCCAGCAGCACCCAAACGATTTGAAGGATGAAGGTGAAGATTTTGTTCCAACGATCTTTACTTTGACCGCTGGCGGACTCGACTGCGATCAAACGCTTTTCAAGAGCGTTGATTTCCTTCTTGACCTCATTTTGGCACTCAGCGAACTTCTGTGTGAGCATTCCAATATCTTTTGATTCCAGCACAGCCACTTTCTGCATAATCTCCCCGTGGGACTTGATGAGATCACTAATGTCCTCTTCCAATCCTTTGTGTTGATGCTGGATGGTCTTGACCCGCTCGTCGATTCGTGTGCTCAGGTCGTAGAGCTTTTGAATGTTTTCTGCGGTTTGGGCCAAGATCTGTGCTGTGATATCTTCCGGCATTGTTTCCCCTTAATATCTCTCCACCTACCCTATATATCATTGTTATGGAAAAGCATGAACCACCAAAAACAGAAGTCGTGGACAAAGACGACGACCTTAGCGATATCGCCCCAGAACTCATTGAGGAATTGGAGGCGGACATCGACGAGTTGATGATGCCCACGATGACTGTTGACCAAAGCCTAATCGAGCCTGAAGAGAAGGAGTGCATCGTTAGCGATGACGACCTGCTGGGCCTCTACAAAGAAATCTTGGACAACTGCCGACAGGACCGAGCGGCCATAGATGAAATCTTAGTGAACTTCATCGATATGGTCATCAACGAAGGTGACGCCTCTTCTGCGAGCAAGGAAGCCGTCGTCAATCTGATCAAAACCAAGACAGATGTGAACGATAAGATGGCGAAGATTGCCGATCTTGAAACTCGTATGAAGCTAAAGGAAAAGGACACCTTCCCTAGATATCTTGCCGCCCAGCAGAACAACAAGGTTGTCATCGAAGGCAGCAAGCGGGAGATGATCAAGAGTGTCAACAAGCTGATGGCGAGGAGCAAGAAAAAATGACAAACAGAATCAATGACTACGATTGGATCGATGAAGTCTCCAAGAAGTTTCATGAGCAGGACATTCCTCCGATGGGTGGTCAGCCTGACATGGGGGCTGGCGGGCCTCCTATGACTCAACCCGGTGGTCCCGGCGATCCCATGGGGCAAGAACCACCAAACCAGATGTCGATGGACATGCAACCGGGAGAGGATATCACACAAGATCCTCAGTTCCCAGACATGCCCGAGGAAGAGGAGCAGGACGATTTCGAGATCTGGAAGATCAAGTTCATTAAGGAATCAATCAAAGGCGATCCGAACTCACTGATCGAAAAGATCATGCAGGTTCGTGACCGAGAACTCGATCCCCCACAACGCAAGTTTGTGGAGGACAACCTCGACATCAACTTCCTTCGACAAAACTCCAACGTCTTCCAAGCATCCAACGAGATTCGCAAACGAATCAAAAAGGATTTCGACAGAACCAACCCATCCACGTCGGTCGTCAATCACATCACCGCAGTTTTGGATGAGAGCCCGATGATGAATCAGGTCTACATCAAACTGACTGGTCTGGGTGGCGGCAAGATGGACCAACACAGAAAGTTTATCGGATCATTGGTGGGTGCTGTTCAAGTCGGCAGCGGCGGACAGAACGAGGACTTGGTGTTCGAAGAGGCCGACTACTCAATCCGTCTCTCGACTCGATTCAACTCGAAGTGGGGTGATGTGAACATCGGACGCTGGTATCTGAAAGAAGATGATCCTGATAGATTCTTGAAGGAAGCTGAACTAGATCGTTTGGAAGGTGGAAGTCCTGAAGAGAAAGACGTGCTTCGCCGACGTATCGTGATTGAGTCGATTGCGGCTCAGTTCATGGAGCGGGCTTTCATCATCAACGTGATTAGCCCAGATGGAGCAGTCCAACATTTGGGTTGGGATCTCGGCAACTCTTTGAAGGGAGCCTTCTTGGACGGCAAGCTGGTTGTTCGCACGGGCGACAATGACAACAAGGAAGCCTTCATTGATGAGGAGGGCTCAATCATCACTGTGCCTCACATGGCGATCTACTACATCAAGGAGAGTGCAGAACTCGACAGCATGGGCAAGACGAGCATTGAAGAAGTTCAATTCATGGAACACAGAGATGGGATGTTGTACCTGACGGCTCCTTTGGATTTGGTCAAGGAAGCATCTGTTTCTCTTCAAGGAATGGTTTTCAAGGAAACACTTTGGCAGGGCAACCCAACCGATCTTCTGAAGGTCCAGCGTTGCGTGCCGTCAACACCCGAGATGCTGCTGCGTCAGTGCTAAGGAGACTACATGAAAAGACGAACATTCGGCGAATTCGTGGATCGCAAAAAGCGTGAGTGCATCAAACAACTGATGACAATCAAAGAGATGTTGGCATCCAACGGCCTGAAAGTGGACAACTTCTTGACTGAGAGCGAAGACGATCCATACATCTACTGCTACAACCCGGCACGAAGCGGCAGTTTTGATGGGATTCGGATATATAAGGTTGGCAACACCATTGCCTTTCGTATTCAAAAAGAAAACGAAACCCATCCTTACGGTTCTGCCTACCAACTCCCAATTGAAGAAATGTTCCACGACTTTCTTGGCGATGGAGATATGGATCAGGAAAAGGCTGGCAAAAAAGTCATTGAATCTGTGACAAAAGAGATTCGTCGATTCTTTGATAAGAGTGCTGAAGCAGAAAGCAAAGAAAGAGAGCAGAACAGTGAAATGAACAAAGACAGTGCAGGTGCGGCACTGGTACGAACGACTGGTACTGATTACTCGGCGTTAATTTACAACAAAGCAGGCTGATGAATGGCAGGGCTCTTCGAAGATTTCAACCCGGTCCAAAGGTTGGCTTCGAACCAGTATGGGGTGAGTGTAAACAAGATCACTTCGGGTTCGTTGGTTGCATTCCATTACCCACTGAGCTACGCCACGATCCCAAATGTGATTCATGATCCATACCCAATGGTCTTAATCACAGACATCTGGCCCCGCTACATCCGAGGTGTCAACCTACATTATCTGACGTTTCCATACATTAAGAGACTTTTGACAGGTTTCGGTGGTCGCCCTTTCAACTATCAGGCGAACATCAAGGCCGACAAGTATCTGGCTAATTCGTTCAGGATGTATGTAAGGCAAGGAATTCGCCAACCAAAAAGGCTTGATACAGACTTTCTCTTAAACGTACTGGCAAGCGTTCGATCATTTGCACCGGGCGAGCTTGAGCGAATTCGGATGAACATTCAACAGCAAATCCAAAATCGACTCCAAGCCAAAGCCAGCGAACTGACTTCCTACGAACAGTGGCGAGCTTCTTTGACGGAATCTCAGAAGCGGCAACTGCGAGGCAAGGGCCTTGAAACTCAACAAGCCCTGACGGGAGGCATAGAACGAAACTTGATCTATCCAAACGAAGGTCAGGCAGGACTGAGGCCATCACCAAACCCTCCACAACCGGGAGAGGGAGGGCCGATGAGTACAGACTCGAATCTGTAACGGAGTAAGAATTGGCAATCGATAACTTAGGCAGAGACACCGGCGAATTGAATGCAAGGTCACTGCTTTCCGGCCTCAACAAACAAGTTGGCGAGGTGATGGAAACCAGTGACTCTCGTAATTCGGGGAAGATGAACGATCTCCTCGAAGCCGTGAACAATCTGTCTGATGTCATCGGTGACAACCTTAATGAATCATCCAGAGAAGCGAGCGGCTACGCCCAGCAAATCATCTCTGCTTTCGAGAACATCCACAAGAGAGAAGCTCGCCAAGATCGCAATCAATCCGACGCCTCAGCAGCTTATGCCAAGAAAGGCGTCGATCTCATTGAGCGTATCTACAAGATGGGTAAGTCCCCAAGAACCTTCTGGGTTGGTTTGGGACATCTACATCCCACTGCCGTCAGTCAGTTCCAGAAGATTCTGAAGGACTGCGGATTGTGCAGGAGCGGTGCGTCAAATGTTGCCGAGAGCATCAAAGAATCTGTGCTTCGCAGAAGTGCAGGATCAGGTGGTCGTGGCACGGGACCACTGGGAGATGTCATGAGCGGCCCAGCCGGTGGTGTAATGGGCGGCGGACCCGGTGGCATGGGATTTATGGTCGCAGCAAAGGGCATCACGGCTGCGGTTCACTTGCTTACAGCAGCATCTCAGAGATTGATGAATGCCTTCAATGTCAATGTCATGAATGCCTTCGATGGCGTCTTGTCACAAAGCAATGCGTTCCGTGAAAGAATCAGAGCTATTGTTTATGAAACGAGAGGCTTCGGTGATCTGAACAGAGATATTGAGAAACAATACACAAACATCACCGCCGCTGTTTCGGCTACAGGAGTGCAACGAGGAAAATTCCAGCAAGTCTGGGTTGGAAACCTCCAGCGAGGCTTGGTGATGGAGAATGCTCTGTCTGAAGCTGGTAAAGAATACAACAAACTCATGACTGATCGCATCAAGAAGACGATGCGAGTGCAAACGACTGCGATGCACACAGCCATGCAGCTTAACATGAGCGTCGATAACATGAACAACTTGTTCATGGATTGGCGTATGCACCTCGGCATGGGTGTGCTTGAGATCCAATCAATGGGTCGAGGGATGCAGGATGTCGCCCGTGCCACCGGACTCACTGGAGCCGAGCTTGAAAAAGCTGTCAAGGCCACCGACCAGATCATGAAGAAGATGAAGAATGCTGGTCGTCTTTCGGCTGAATCTGCCAAGGCTGTGATGGGAATGATGGCAGCGGCACAGAAGTATGGTGTCGGCGACCAAATGGGCAAGATGATGGAAGCCCTCTCCAGTCCTCGTGGGTTCCTTGAGGCCAGCAACCAGATGAAGGTTTTGTTGCTCCGTTCGGCACAATTGAGTGGCGATAACGGACTCGCCCAACGTGTGATGTTTGGTCAGGCCACAAGTGCCCAAGATCTGAACAACTTGGCAAAGGGTTTTGAAGAGAACATGCGTCGGACGCTGAAGGGCTTCGGCATCGACGATGATTATTTGAAGATGCAGCTTGGCATCGAAGGCGGTTTGGACATGACCAACTTGAGTGGCATGATCCAAGAAATGGAACGTCTCGATCCGGCCAAAGCTCGCCATCTCCAGTTGACGCTTGAGCAAGCTTATGGAATGGGCATCGGAGAAATCGAACAGTTGTCGAAGGCCATGGCTGAAGCTGCCGAAGCAAACAAGCCATTCGGCGAACGCATCGACAAGATGACGCAAGAACTCAGAGACATGGAACGAGCAGGCATGGGTGCCAGCGATGCGGCCAATGAACTCCGTGCTCGACTCCAAGAAACAAACACATCTGCTCTTCAGGATGGTTTTACTGCTTGGCAGAAAGCTATTCAGAGAAGCAATGGCGACATGGTTGCAGCCCAACGAGACTTGGAGCAGCGACTTCAGAGTTCAATGGGTCCAGAGATGGCCCGAGAATTCGCTGCAAACATTGGCGGAAAAGCGGGCGAACTTCTCGATGATTTGAGAGCAAGAGCGGCAGCACAAGGTAAAGACCTTGACGCTCTTCTGCAAAAACGTGGCTTCAACATGGCTCAAATCAAAAGAGCGATGACGAGTGGCACCGCAGAAGAGATGGAAAACGCCATGTCCATTCTGAACGAAGCTCAGCAAGAGATCGGCAGAAAGGAACGTGAAGGCCAAGATCCGATCACGGAAATCCGTGGACAGATCGTGGATATCAATAACAAGCTCGGATCGATTGCTGACAGCATTCTGTTCGCAATCCCCAACATGTTAATGAAGATCATCTTCTGGACGGCCACTATCGGCGGTGTTATTACATCGCTTTTGGCCTTCTTCATGAGCGGGGCATGGCTGGCAGGTCTCTTCAGTGGTGCTGGCATTCCCGGTGGCGGCGGCTTGATGGGAATGCTTGGCGGTGGCGGGGGCCTCATGGGAGGCGTCGGCGGCGGTGGCGGATTAGCTGCCGGTGCTTCAATTGCAGGAGCCATTGCTGCTCCAATCATGGCCCTTGTCGGTGCCGTCAAAGGATTCTCTGAGGCCGAAGAAGCTGGCCGTACCAAACTGGGCGGCACACTGTTGGGAATTCTTACAGGTGGTGCTGGAACAGGTGGCGGCTTAGTTGGAAAAATGTTTGGGACAGAGGAAGGGACTGGAGCCGACAAAGCGGCAGGCGTGGCAACTGCTGGTTTGTGGGGTGCGGGTCTTGGTGCAGCGATTGGTACTGCCATTGCTCCCGGTATCGGTACGGCCATTGGAGCCGCAATTGGCGGTGTGGTCGGAATGGGAACTCAGTTCCTCAAGATCATCACAGCAGGCACGACAATCCTTGAAGATCTGCTGCAACCATTCCAGATTTTGATCACTTACGTCACAGAAAACCTGAAGGACGTATGGGCGATCATTAAGGCAATCTTCAGCTTTGATCTCGGAACCATCATGGACAGTGTGCTCAACATCATTGGGCGGACGATCATGTTGATCCCGAGCTTGATCTGGGCTGGATTGAAGATGATCGTCATCACACTGCCTCAGTTGTTCTTCGCTGCGATCAAAGGCATCTTCGTCGATCTCCCAATGTTCCTTTGGGGAGCAGTCAAGTCTGGACTGGAGAGTTTGGCGAACAGCGAATGGGTTGGTCCAATCTTCGAGACACTCAGCGAAGCATTCAATGAAATCTATGATGGGGTCATGGCGATCTACGAGCCGATCTCGGAAGCTTTCGGGGCTATCATCGGAATCTTCCAAGAGATCGGTGAAGCCCTGTTTGGAGCGAGTGATGGCGGCACAGCCTTGGGCTTCGTGATGGATCTTCTGAAGGGAGCGATTCATGGTCTCGCCACAGTAATTGGTTGGGCTTTGAAGCCTGTCGTTTGGTTGGCTCAAGCATTCGGTGCGGTTCTTAAAACTGTCGGTTGGATTGTTGAAGGAATCGTGGCTCCGTTCAAATGGTTGTACGATGTGCTGGTTGGACACTCAATCATCCCAGATCTTGTGTTCGGTATTGTGAAATTCTTCGCCATGCTTCCGATCAGAATCTTGGAAGCTTTGGGCGAACTTGCAATTTCGATTGTTGGATTCTTCTTAGAACTGCCCGGTAAGATCTTGGATGCACTGGCAACTCTGGCTGGCAAGATCGTCGATTTCTTCTTGGAGCTTCCCGGCAAGATTATTGCCGCTTTGGGCGATCTCGCTGGGGCACTGGCTGCAAAAATCGGGGACATCATCACTGGCATTCCAATGATGCTGCTGGATGCCGCCAAGAGCGTCTTTGTTGACTTCCCATCTTGGTTGTTCGACACACTCACAGGCGGGTTGGCAGACCTTGGTACATGGATTTGGGACCACACTATCGGTGCTCTCATCAACATGATCCCTGACTGGATCAAGAACATGTTCACCGATGAGAACTCTGTCTTGAAAGACGAGGGTGGCGGCACAGTCTTGGGCGAAGCTGGAGAAACCTTGTCTGATGTTGCTGGCGGTGCTGGCCGCATGACTCTCGGTGCGGGCGGCAAGTTGCTTGAAGGCGACGTGTTGGGAGCGGCTGGCGAAGTTCTCGGCGGCGCAAAAGATATGGTAGTAGGTGCCGTTGACGGCATCATCGATACCGGTGCGGCTGTGCTTGATGCTGTGAACCCGTTCAACTGGTTCGATGCTGGATCGAGAGAGATTAAAAACACCGGTGTCGCCATGGTTCACGAAGGCGAAATGATCATCCCGAAGGATATTTGGGAATCGATTACCGCTGTCGGTGGTGGCTTTGGTAGTGGGGGCGGAATCACAGATGCCTTTGCTACCTTGCTCAATCCACTGGGAATGATGGGAGGCGGCGGCTTGTCTTCGATCTTCAATCCGGTTGGTTTGATCGGAGATGCAATGACGGGAATCGGAAGCGTTGTGTCCGGTGCGGTTGACATGCTGAATCCGTTCAATTGGTTTGGCGGCAACGAAGATGTAGCCGAAGCACTACCTGAAGAAACAGCGGCAGCAGTAGGCTTGTATGATTATCTCGATATCGCAATCGACGCCTTGATGTCAATTGCTGGCTCTAACGAAGCAATCGCCGAGAATCTCGGTGCTTTCTCCCCAGAAGCTCCAACAACAGCTTTAGAAAAGGGCATCGAAGAGAAAGCATCTGATTCTGATAGCGGTTGGCTTAGTTCTGTGTCTGACATGATTTCTGGTTGGTTCGGCGAACCTGCTGGAGACATGTTCGATGACATCGTGGCCGACTTGGAATCTGCTTTTGGGTTCAAGTCTGAGGCTGACAAGAAATCTCCGGTCGCAGATGCAGGCAAGGGTTTGTACTACGACATGAACAACCCAATGATGACTGCATTCAATGCGATCACCAACCCTGTCGGAGCAATTGCATCTGGAATCGGCAGCCTGTTTGGAATTGGCGGCAGCGGCGGTTCAATAAGTGCAGGGTCGGGACTCAATTACAGAGACCAGATGAAGGGAGAAGTTTCGGCTTCGACAATGACTCTGGGTGCTATGGAACAAAGGCTTGCTAGTGAGAAGGCTGGTTCTGAAGGAAGTGGCACGGGAACCGCCATGGGCATGAGTGGTGTGGAGGGTTTGCTGCATGAAGAGGTTACTTTGATGGGAATGATGTACGAAACACTTGAAGCAATCAAATCCAACACCAGCAGCAAACCGAGACCGAAGGTTATCGATGCACCGGGTGCTGGAAACAGACCACCTCACGCTCAAGGTGTGAAATCAATCGCAATGGATTATGTAAGAGGTTACTGGGATCTGACCACGGGCGATTACGCACCGCCAGCAGTCACCAATGACGGACGAGGAGGCAACTAATGGCCCAACAACATAAAGCAACAAACACCGGTAGTCTAAATCGGATTGAAGATTGTTATCTTACAATTCCCGGAGCAGGTACTATCATAATGAACAACCTGCCAGACATCTCTGATTCTAAAGGGGCTGTCTACAACAACGAAGCGATCATCGGTCGTTCTTTTCCGTTGTACACATATTCGCATTCGGCAGATCGAACGATCAGTATGCAAATGCACTTTTTCGTCGTTGATCCCAACGATGTATTTCAGAACTTAAACTATCTGAGATGGATTGAAAGTGCCGTGTATCCCCGTGAAGGCGGAAGCATCGGTGCCCCATTCATTCCACCTCCTGTGTGTCAAATCAAGTGTGGAGAACTTTTGGCTAAGGAGCCACTTTGTGTGGTTCTACAGTCTTATAGTGTGAAGTTTCCTACAGAAGTAGCGTGGGCACTAGATCCTCAGCCTGTCTTCACTCCATTTCGATTTGACGTGGATACACAATGGTTGACGGTTTATACCTCGCCGGATCTTCCGTTCCAGAGCAGGATTGTACAGACAGGAAGGTAACATGGCTGATATTCCAATTGAAATCGCAAACATTAGAACAGAAACAATTGTAGCCCCTCAGAGCAGATACACCAAGCAGAACGTGATCTACTATGGCGAGAATCGGTTTTTGACCTTTGACACATATCTGCGTGTTCCTTATGTACCAGAAGGGAATGAGCAGGTGATGTTGGTTAGCAAAGGTGTGGAGTACAGACCAGATCTAGTTTCTTTTGACGTATATGGGTTCCCCGATGCTTGGTGGAACATTCTTGAAGCCAATGGCATGAAGGACGTATTTGAGTTTAAGGCCGGAAGAACAATCATGATTCCGAACCGAGTGGGATGATATGGCTGGATGTATTGAGACATACCAAAGCAGTTGTGTTAAGAAATTGCCGGAACCGGGCGAGACGCTCGCTCCATGGGTACAGATCACCATTCAAAATCCATCGGCTGGCGCAGGGAGTGGTGGCTCGATTACGGTCGGCAATCGTTCTTTCCCTTCAAACCCTCACACTGCCGTCATCAAATCTTTTGAATTCGGCAAAGCCGATTCCTTGAGTTGCCGTGTGGTTGTCCATGACGAACAAGGCGGAAGCTTTGTGAAATTCGCCGAAGCACTTCTTAAAGATTACAAGTGTGCCAAACCTCCATTCAATATGAAGGTCGAATGGGGTTGGGTGAAAACAAACTGTGGTGCGCCAGCGTCCCCCAGACTCTCCAAGCCTGCCTATATGATCGTAGGTATGATGGAGACCAACTTCACTGGAGGAAAGTTTCAATACGAGATCACCGGAACAGAAGTGTTTTCTTCTGGTCAAGAAGGTGGTTCAGAAGAAGTGATTGGCGGTGACGGAGATGAGGGCGTTTATCTTAGAGATGCCATTGAACAATATCTGACCGAAGAACCACCACCAATCGTTGGCAAAGTGAAATTCTGTAAGGTTGTTCGAGGAAACTGTGTTCCTGTTGCTTTTGAGGAAGGAGAGAAGACCTCAGAAAATGGTCGCTCTGCTTCTTGGAAAGGCCCGAAAGGAAAGTGGCAGTGTCAGGGTCAAGATAAACTGCGAACAGTGGTTCGTTGGTTGGAAGGATGGCGCAGCGAAAACAAGAAGGCGTTTGTTCCGTTCTACAACGACGAATCCGCTGATGGCGAGGTGATCTTCTGGGAAGATCCAAAGCCTCAGTGTAGCCAGAATTCCCCCGACGAAGGATGTGTGGGTTTTTACCTAGTCAACGGCGGCAAAGAGAGCCCGGTGATTGAGTTCAATCCATCCTTTAAGTGGGACTTTGCCATGCTCACCAACGTCGGTGGTAACACGTCTGTTCAGACTATTGATCCTACAGACAATAACGCAAAGACAAAAGGACGAGATGAATGTCCTACTTTGTCACGAACGGGAAATCCGGGTGCTGGTCATGGTATGTCAACACCACAAAGCGAAAACCACGATAACCGGTTCGGACAAGGCGGAACCGAGAAAAACAGAGAAGCTCAAGATGCAATGTTTCGAGCTTTAAGGCCAGCCGACATGATCGAGGCCGATCTGGTGTTAGTCGGAGATCCATCAATCCATCCTCTGACACATTACCAGAAGCCAGTTTCAATTGCTTTCATCAATCCATTTCACTTGTTGGGAGCGAGCAATGCTGCCTTCGGGGGAGCAACAGATACATCGGGAATTGGTTCTTGTGGAGAGTGGTTGGCACTTCCATTGTGCAACCCTGTCTTAAGCAACGACAAATGGCAAATCAAATCAATCACACATCGAATCGAAGCTGGGAAATATACTACTACTCTAAGAGTATATCTCGCCGTGCCCGGCGTGGACCTTGATACAGGTCAGAATCTTGGCGGATCAGCATTAGGATGGAAACCTCCTGCGGGCTGCCCGTCATAATTAAGGGGGACCATTGACGACTAATCCATTACGAGGGACCGATGTTCCTATCGAAGATCATGTAACTCACATGGCCGAACGAATCGCCGAACTTGAGCGAGTCGTTACGATGATCGGATACCACTCGAAAGCTTCTAAGAAAAGAAGATTCAAGAGCAAGAAGCAAGCCTCTGTATATTGGGGTTTCAACCGTGCTTTCTGCGTAGAAACTGTGGACCCATGGAAGCAGAATCGGGTTCGTTTCTATCATCCGATGCTTCATGATCCCGAGACAAAACTGCTCGACCTTCCATTTGCCAATGCTGTATCGGCCATGGGAGGCTTCGATGATTGTGGGCTGAACTGGGTTCCTCCTGCTGGTTCGACCATCGTGCTGTTTTTCGAGGGTGGACACCGTGATGCTCCCTTCTATATGGGAACAGTCTGGCACAGACACCGTGGACCGGGCGGCGGCAAGCACCCATTCCCGAGCCGTGAATGGGATAGCGTCTACCGTGGGCACCGAAAGGGTTACTTCTTGGGGCCGGGTGGCGATCCCAACAGTGAAGATCAGGTTCTTCCACCATGGAACACCGAGAGCTACAACGGCTATGACATCGATGACATTCGGGAATTCACAGAAGATCCTCAAGAACAACGACGAGTGACCTACCCGAACATCTATGGCTTCAAGACTCCTGAGAAGCACATGTTCAAGATGGTCGATGGAAACGCCAAGTGTAATCGCAGATGGAAGCGTCTGGAGATTCAATCGGGCTGTGGCAACTACATGGTCTTCAAAGACGATCACCTTCATTATGGGGGTCAGTGGGCACATCCTTCGTGTCCTCCAACACCGGGTGGCGCAGGACTTGATGTTTGCTCGATCCACAATGACGGCAATCCGGGGCCATTCTTTACAGACTTTCACGGAAAGCCCATTGAAGGCAAAGCATTGTGCGAACCCGGATGTGCCAATCCAGAAGGTGTCCAGTGTAGCAAGATCTTGGGCGGACACAGCAGTACGCCCGGTTTGCCGCCTGACAATCCAACCAAATATCACGAAGTACAATCGGGTGCCAACAAGTTCTTCAAACACGAAAACGAATGTCGCCCAGTTAAAGGGCCGGGCACGCCTCAGAACAACAAGTTGGATTTGCCACAATCTGGCATCCAGTTCTTGTCGATCAGCGGTCACACGATGGTTATGGACGATTCGGTCGAAGAGCCCAAGGGTATTCCAGAGTGGGAGCGATCCACCAAAGCTTTTGACTTCGGATGTAATGACAAGTATCTCGGCGTCTTCTATATGAAGTCGGCCACCGGCCACTCCTTCACCATGAGCGATGTGGAAGAATTGAGCCAACTTCGAGGCAAAGACAACTACGTCGAATTGAAGTCGGCCAGTGGAAACAAGATTCAACTGAACGATCATACGATTGGTGCCCCGGATTGCCCCGGCTGCCCACCGAATATCGCTGGTGAGGAGCGTGGCATTCATCTGGAGAGCACAAGCACGCACAGAATCAAGATGATCGACCATCTTAATGAACAGTGTGCTCCTTGCCGCAAAGAGGGCGGAACTCCAACACCAAAGGCTACCAGAGCTTACATCCAGATCAGATCGGGATACGGTCTGGAGATGCGATACAACGACGACTTCTCACAGCAGGAGACCCAGCAGCAGTGGATACAAATTTTGCATCCACAGTGCGTGGACCCGAACACAGATGTTTATTGTAACTCCTGCGAGAGTGCGGAGTGTCGTGGGCCTCACTTCCTGAGATTCCAAGGGCGACCCAAGGGAACTCCGGGCGTGGTGTTCTTGCGAGCGGGCGGACATGCGATCCGGCAGACTTATGATATGGATATCGTTCTGGTGGGCGACAAGGAAAAGAACCCATCAGACAAGTTTACTTATGTTTCCAAGAAGTTCATCACTTCTGCGGAAGACATTCACTTCAGGTATTCTGGAGAACTACACATCTTCTTTGCGGAGAAACAGATTCTCCTGATGGCTGGTCGAGACTGTCCACCGCCAGAAGATGATCCGACCGGATGTAAGGGTCCGTGCCTATATAACGTAATCGTGGCTCGTTGCCCAGTCATCTGTCCTCTCACTGGTATCCTACACTGGACCGAGAAGGCAGCCAGCGAGCGTGTGTTTGCTTCGGCATACCATCCATGTCAGGTGCCTTGCGGCGGCGGCGATTGCGGCAGTTATTTTGCTCGAATGGCAGCAGCGGGCGATCCGCCAGAGTGTCTGGAGCAGAATAGCGGTTTCGGAATTGACACAGGAGCAGGGACAATCTAATGGCAAAAGCAAAGTTTCTAGGACTGCAATACCCGTTGGTTAAGACGCCCAGAGGCATCTTGGCCCAGAAAAGCGGCGTCGATCAGATCAAGGCGGATTTGTTGCAATTGCTTCTGACGAACCCCGGCGAACGTGTCATGTTACCCACATATGGAACGCCTTTACGGGAATTGTTCTTCGAACAGAATGACAGATCACTGGAGTTACAGGCCAGAAATATGATCGCCAGTGCTATTTTGAGATGGGAGCCCCGAATTGTCGTTCAGAACATCACTGTTCAAGCCGGGTTGGACAGAAACGACAGCCGATTACACCCAGATGATTCTCAGGACGAAGTTGAGAGCATCTTAATGATCAGCATTGAGTTTGTGGACCCAGAAAACATTTCGGAAGTTGAAGAACTTGTTCTTCAAGTCCCTGTACAGAGGTAATGATGGCTTACAAGAACTGCCCTTTCGAGGTAACACCTTACGACACATCCAACTTGGTCAAAACGCCAAACTTGGTCAGTCTGAACTACACCAACCAAGACTTTTGGTCGATGAAGGCACGTCTGATCGATTTCATCAAGGAAAAATTCGCTGAGCAGTTCAACGACTTTGTGGAATCAGACTTGGCGATCATGTTGATTGAGAACTGGGCATTCGTCGCAGACACTCTTTCCTTCAAGATCGATCAGATCGCCAACGAGATCTTCATCGACACTGTGACTGAGGTGGACAATGCCTTTCGTTTGGCGATGTTGGTTGGATTCCGACCAACACCTCCAATTGGGGCACGCTCGCTATGGTCGGCCACCATCACGAATGTTTTGGAAACCGACATGGTGATCGACGCACCAGTTTCGATTCCCATCACAACAGAAGAAGGCCCCAAAACGATTGAGTTGTTCCCCGCCGATGCAGACAACAATCCAATTTTTGGACAGTCCATCATCATCCCTGCGGGCAGCTTCTTGAATACTGGTGTCGTTGGTGTGGAAGGCGAAACGAGAGTTCAAGTCCAGATTGCCACTGGTGAAATCAACCAGTCGGTCGCATTGAGCTTCGGCCCAGTGATCCAGAAATCAATACGAGTCAAAGTGGATGGCGTGGAGTGGACCCAAGTTCCTTATTTCACAGACTCGCAACCTCGTCGAGAATTCCGAGTTGAATACGACCCCAACTACAACGCCTTTGTGATGTTCGGCAACAGCCGGGCGGGAATGATCCCGTCTTCTGGTTCTAACATTCAGATCACCTATCGGGTCGGCGGCGGCGTTTCTGGGAACATCGTGACCGGATCTGTAGAAATTCAGAGAAACTACATTGTGCCGGGATTCGACTTCCGTGTCCCAGTAACCTTCAGAAATTACACCAGAGGTGAGTTCGGTTACGCTGGCGACACAATTGATGACATCAAACGTAAATTGCCGCCATGGCTCAGAACACAAAACCGTGCTGTGACGGGCGACGACTATGAAACGCTGGCAGATCAATTTGTGACGGAGTTCAATGGGCAGATTGGGAAATCCAAAGCGGCCCTGAGAAATTACGGCTGTGCCGCTAATTTAATTGATCTCTACATCCTATCCTTGGATGGCGAAGATGGCCTGCAAGAAGCCACCGATGGCTTGAAGAATGAACTGGCTGATGAATTGGATTCCAAGAAGATGATCACAGATACCGTCTGCATCAGAGACGGCATCATCATCGAGACCGATGTGTCTATCGACTGTGTTCTCGACAAGTTCTATCGAAAGTTCGAGGACGAGATCGAGATCAGAATCCTCAGAAGAATGAACTCGTTCTTCTCTTTGAACAACTGGGATTATGGGAAGCCGTTGCGATCCATTGATCTCGTCAAAGAATTGTCTGATATCAAGGAAGTTCGGACCTTTGAAATCAATTTCATCACGGATGACCCTGACAACTCGGGCGAACTGGTAACGACTAAGTTCAACGAGATCATCAGACCGGGAACACTAGAAATCAATTTTGTGTATGAGTAATGGCACTTAAGAAGATAACCGAAAATCCGAAGATCACCGACACCATCCTTTTCGAGATCGAAACGCCCGATGGGGATGATTGTTTTGTAAGTGATCCATACAAAGTAGACAGTGTAATCGTGTATTACATTGAACGGGATTTTCTCGGCACGAACTTCGGCGATTACGATGTCCTCGTTCAAGACGCCGATCTGGTGGCTGCTGTAGAAGCAGCTAAGGCTGCTGTGTGTGCCGATCCCAGCGAGGCGAATCTTCAAGAACTCACGGAAGCCGTCAACAAGCTTGAATCATCGCAACAAAAGAACACCTACTACTACAAAGATCGAGTGGCGGTAGAAGTCTTTGGGAATTCCAGTTTCCCAGCGTGGCTATCCACAGACACCGACAACTCCCCCATGGTCAAGGTGGAAGAGGATGAAGACGGCAATCCTTTGTATGGTCATTTCACTTTAGAGTGGATGCCGCAAGGAAAGGTCAGAGAAGGCGACTACATCGTCTGTTGGACTTGGACCCCATTGGCAGCAGGCGAGAAACTTTCGGCCCACACGCCGTTCTCGATCAGCGGCGACCCAAAAGCTGTCACCACGATCCCAACGCACATTACGCCAGACGGCAAGTACGACACATTGTTGGAACGCTATCTCCCCGAAATGTACAAGGCGGTTTTGTGTGAGGGAGACCTGACCCCCGAAACAACTTTGAGGTTCAACCGAGCCGTGGCGGAAGGGTTCACATTCATCGAAGATTTTGCGAATCAGATCATCGACTTGTTCGATGCCAATGCTTTGCACGAATCGCTGTTGATGTATCTGTCGAATTTGTTCCACCTGAAGTTGAAGTCCGACGATCCGACATTGTGGCGGCGTCAAATCAAAGAGGCCGTGCCATTGTTCAAAAAGAAAGGCACGCTCTCAGGTCTACAGGACGCTTTCGCACAAGCTGGGATGACTCTCGACAAATACACACAGTTTTGGCAACTGGTGTCTCCTTACACATGGCAAGAGTCGTTCAAGGTTGAAGGGTCGGCAATGTGGATCTTGGAGAAGGACAACATTGTTCTTCCCATCAATACTACAAATTTTGGACTGTGGCTTCGACGAGCGGGCACCGATACCTACACGCCGCTAACAGCAGACTATGTTGATTTCCAGATCGAAGAGGATTCCTGTCAAGTCAAGATGATCTGGATTGGCGACGAACTCTCTGTGAACCCGGTGGTTTTGAACACGGGGGATTTTGTCAGAGTTCTCTACGAATACAACGATGTGCCGGATGTTTCTGCTCAGACTCTTGAGGAGTACATTCGAAACTTACCATTGGCCGATCTGCGTGACGAGGCCGATCAGGATTATCCGCCGAAAAACTGGAATGTACGAGTTATTGATGAAGAAGACCCGCTCTTCGACATTCTGATTCCTGTGCGCCATCCGTTCCATGATGCACTGATTTTTGGATACATCCGAACGGAGTTTCCATACGGCGAAAACATCTACAACATGGAAGAGTACAACGGCAGCACTCGACCTGCCTTCGAAGCGTGCTTCATTGACAAAGATTTCATTGATCCATGTGGGTCGTGTCTCGGATCGAAGTACAGCGTCGATGTCAGTGTGGAGGCCCTGTCGAATGACCGGATGATTGAGTCACAGGACATTCTCCGGGAATACATGCCGTTTCATGCCCAGTTGCACTCAATTAACTTCACTGGCGATGTGGTGGAATTTGTCACATCTCCGGTGGAAGACATCGATTTGTTGATCACGATTGACCGTACAGAAAACCATCTTTCGGGACAAGCAAATCCGTTCTTCCATAGGGTAATGGAGGGTGGATTGGCAGAATGGATCATCGACAGAGAAGACCTGACAACTAAGACAACGGTGCTCTCTGGAAAATTGGGAACCGGCTATAACAGCAACATCATCGTGATTTCCCCAGATGTGATTCTTGAAGACTTAGGAGTCTATCCACTCGGACAACATATCTTTGAAGTTCTGAGTCCTTCCGCAAATGCGGGAAACTATAAGATCAAAGACATCTCGGGCCATATCGCCGTGGTAAGTTCTGCCGTCACAGAACCATTGGACGAAAGCCAATTCACGTTCAGACTGTCGAACATCACTTACGAAAGCCCGAACCCAGTTTCGATTCTTCAGGCTGACAAGTTCATATTCACAGATGATAGCCAAAGCTTTTCGGAGATCGGTGTCAAGGGAACGTGGGATGTGAACAATGTGCCCGATTACACGGGCGGTGCTTGGGAAGTGTCAATTCCGTCATTGTCGGCAACGCCATATGTGGTTGAAAACGTCATTGGCGATCAATTGATTCTTACAGATGATGGATCGCTCCCAGTCTCAGGAACATTTACTTACACACTGTATGATGATTCGTCAAACGCAGTCCTGAGCAGCACCACTGGAGCTTTGGCGAGCGAGAAGCGGGGGTTAGTAGATCTGAATGACCCCAACATCATCAATCGAGACGAAATCTTCCAAATCGGCGACTTCTTATACTACGACGGAACCGAGTATGAGATCATTGAGTTTACTGGCACCGACAGTTTCTACATTTACGGATGGGTAGATGGAGATGTGGCCGGGGCCGACGTAGAGACTCGACGCCGTTTGGTGAAAAGTTCTGTGGGCCAGTTTGGTTACAGAGGTTTGGAACTGATCACATTCTCTGATCATGAGGCTGAGTTCGGCATTGTCAACGGCGAAAACCCGCCGAGCATCATCACCGACAACAACCTTTTCAAAGAGAACTTCATGTTCTTAATCAACAACCAATTCTTCCGCATCCTTGAGTGGGACGGGGTGAATGTCAAATTGGCAGGCCGAGAACAATCATGGACCACACTGACAGCGGGCGGCACCGTCCTTGCTTACAGTCTGGTGCAATTTACAAAGAATCAAGTGAACGTCCAATTCATTGTGTTCGATCACCTAGATAGAGATGGGCACGACCCCATCATTCGCACCATCGAAGACCTTACGGATATGAATCAGGCGATTGTCGCACTTTCGTCTGGCCCGTCCAGCGGTGTGCAAGAGCAGGTGGGACAAGACGAAAGCATCTCTTTCGTGATTGAGACAAGCAGCGGACAGATTGAAGAAGGTGAGATATGATCCAAGAACAACTCCAGACAAGGGGTGATGTCGAAATTATCGCAGAATGGAAGGATGGTAGGAAAGAACTGTTAGATGTTCGGAACACAATTCTTCTGACTGGCCGACGTGCTCTGGCACTGGGTCTGGCGAATGCCATTGGTGACGCCTTCGAGTTCTATATCACTCGAATGTTGTTCGGCGATGGCGGCACCAGCGGTGGCGAAAAGCGTTTCGTGAATGCGAACCGAGATGGTTTGTTCGGTGTGGTAAAGGTGTCGAAGCCTGTCCTATCGAACATTGACAACTCGATTCCCACTCAGGTCATTCTGACATCTGTATTGGCCTATGATGAGGCTGTGGGCATTACTCTGAATGAGATGGCCCTCCAGATGGCAAACGGTGATTTGTACAGCATGACGACATTTCCTGACTTGAACAAAACAGAAGACATGCAGATTACGTTCAACTGGCGGTTGAACTTCATCTAAGATTTCGGGGGCGTTTTGGCTAAATACCATAGAAAACACGCTTCCCAAAGAGGTTGGATAAATGCCACGCATTGAATTGATTGATCCAGTATATTACGCTCCCAACGATCCGATCCATTGGGAGATCGACAATCTGCCCTTAAAGAACATCATCCGTCGCCAAGAACTCATCAATTTGGCTTTGGATGGGGCTTTGGAGCAGATGCGGGATGCCATCGGCACACAGGGATCTTTCGCCAACCGCCTCAACCAGTCTCTCAATGCTGACGGTAGCCTTAAAACAACCGCCGTTGATGAAGCCCTTCATAGCATTGAAGAGCACCAAGACACAGACAACTATGTTCGAATGACCAAAGATCAATCGGACAAACTGGATCTTATCGCCAGCGAAGCTACAGATTTGGCCTTGCATATTTCAGCAGATGGCAGTAGTTTTATAACATTCGATGGCGGGGTCGTGAAGCTTGTTCCTTCAGACACAGTTACGCCCAGCATTGATGCACCAAACATCTTAAAGCTGCATTTGGCGTTTCCGGCTTCGGCGGCACATCAGCATTTCTACAGCCTTACGCCTGTGGATGTTGACACACTCGATCCTGATTACATCAATTACAAAGTAAACTCGGTCTCGTCTCCCTACATTGACGGGTCTCTCCGAGTTTTCATCAACGGAGTGAGAATCTTCGAAGATGATGCCGTCTATGTTCCGGGCAATCTGGTAGACGACCCTTGGACGCTCCTTTCCTATACGTCCGACGCCACCAGCGGAACATTCGCTTTGTCACAAGCGATCTCAAGCGACGACATCATCAAAATTGATTTCGATATCTCCTTCGTGTAAAGCGAGGAAAAACATGGAAGTCGATCTAGGCTTCATCATCTTATGTCCCGACAGGAACATAGGAGGATTGAAGAATACTTACGGTTCCATCAACTACCACTCATACAACAGGGATGCTATATGCGTGGTCGGCAATGATGCGACACCAACAGACATCAAAGAAATGAAGGAGATTTGCCCGACCTACAAGGGCAAGGATACCATCACCAGCCTCATAAACACAGGGTTCCGCCATCTTAAACATGAATGGGGTCTCCTGCTGTTCGGCGGAAGCCGAATCCCTATCTTCTTAGAAAGAAGAATATCCTCTTTTACCAAGAATGAAGAAGACATCTTATTCCCAGTCGTAGAAAAGAGATACGACTTTGTAAGCGGCTCGTTCAACGGCGTCTTAATCAATAAGAAGTTCTTCAAGAAAGTTGGCAACTTCCCTGACACACAGATGGAAAAGGCCGGAATGAATGACTTCGAAATGGCAAAGTTGTTATGGGCTCTTGACGCACACGAAAAAGGTGCTATATTTAAGGGAATTGTCGGAATGAGAATCATCTAGGAGGGCAGTTGCCAGAAGTACGCAACTGGGTTGTTCACATCAAGGACGTTGAGACCGGGCACCACATCATAGAACCAGTGGTAGCATCTAAGATTCAGGTCTCATATGAACAATGGTCGCAGGAAATATCCACTCTGAGGGGCGACGTATTTCAAGTCGCCGGGCCACGCACTGGCTCGATCAGGATGGAATTCGACCTCTTCAACGACAACTACAGGATGTTCACGGCGTTGTGGGATAATGCTCCACAGCGAGCAGACATTCAAGTTAATCCGAGGGACAACGATCAGAATAATGGCTACAGCCGATGTGTTCTTAGATCGATGAACTTCGACCCCGCACCTGCCCCAGACTGGAACGATGTACTCGTTCTGGAGTGGGTCTTCATGAACGCAGAAGCCCAAATCAACGTACCCAGAGAACTCCAAAGTGACTATGTGTCACCTTGGCAACATGCAATGGGACGACTTGGCCGAAGAAGACGAATTGAACCAGTACAAAAATTGGACTGGCGAGTATCAGGCTTTTGATCTTCGCCGTTCGATGTCCTTCCGCACAAGCACCCACTCATCACTCAAAGGTTTCTGGCCCGAGTTCAAGGCGACCAATTCGGCCACAACATCCTCGACACTTTGATAGACGTTTGATTGCTTGATGGCTTCTTCTGGGTCGTCTGTCTCGATCTTATCGATGACATCGAAGAGCCAGCGTGGAAGGTTATAGAGAGAATTCTCACAGATGAAGAAGTTCGGCTTGTGCTGGCCTTCTCCCAGATAGACCTCGTTCCCGGTTCCCCACTGAGGCACACGAGGATCGACGACTGTGACGAGAAAGTCTGAAATGTCCACGAATCGCAGATCGTACCTTCGGTACTCGTGAACGTACTCCTGAAGCTCCCTGAAACGTCCATCACGCTGAAGTTGTTCTTGAACGGCTTTGTTCTCGCCGATCTTGATGTCCTCGCCACCGGGTTTGTCTGTGGGATCAATCAAGTCGATATCAAGACCCGCTTCACGGATCAACTTAATGAACTTACGCCGCCATTCTACGCCGTGGTCGGCCACGAATTCCATTGGGCCGCTCAAATAACCACAGGCACCATCAAGCTTTCCTGACATTTGGAGTCCTCCTTTACTCTACTAGAACAACAGCATCCCAGAATGAGGTGAATATGTCAACAGAAGTAAATGCCGAACTGCAAGAACTCATCGTCAAGGCCGACGAAATCTTAAAGAATGCAGATCTCCCAGATCGCCATTCATTCTTTCAGATCGAAAAATTCATCATTGGCAAGGAACCCACAGTTCACGCCCAATTGTGGCAGATTGTACGGGAAATCCAAGCAAGAGTCGAGACCTTCGATTCCTTACAGAAGCAACTGGAGGACGCCGAGGATAATCTGGAACTGATGGATATCCAGATCCAGAAAATGGCCCGAGAAGTCCGCTTGCTTTCTGAAAGGGCAGAAATCATGACGGACCTAGAAATCCAAGAGCGAGAGATAAATATCAGAAAGCTCGAACGTGAGAAAAAGGCTCTCATCCGATCTGCCAAGAAGGTGCGGCACAAGTTTAAGTCGCTATTGGAAGAATTGTCCTTCCTAGTGGTGGGATATGAGAAGATCGTCGCCAACAACGGCGACCTAAAGCCATTCGATGACGATCAGGCTCAAAGAGAGATGTGGAATGAGAAACTCTTGGAAGAATTCAATCTGAGAGTGATCTTGCAACGGCCTCTCGACCCCGAATTTGTGAAAACGGTTCTATGTTTGGGTGACGAGGCTCCGGTTAAGCAGCACGTCACAAAGATGATTGATCAAGTTCAGAGAAAGATGATCGAGCAAAAGAAGCAGATAGAACAACACGTTGAAACCAAGGTGAAGCAGAGGGGAGAGTAATGGCAGAACGCATTTCAAGTCTGGATGTCGGATATCAGGCGGGAGACCTTTCTTTGTTTCCAGTCGCACTGGATGACAAAGAGACCCTTTATGAAGCAACCAACAACGCCAGCACCACCTTGAAGCAAACTCTGGCATTCAACAGCAAAGCCATTATCGTCGAAGACACTTCTGGGTTCCCCGACAATGGACAACTACGAATTGGCCCGCCTCCCGGAGTTCCCGGTGAGTATGAACTCGTCGCTTATGGTAAGAGAACAGCCAACACGTTCCAACAACTACAACGAGGTTTCAAGGGTTCCAGAATCAACCAGTGGCCTGCACGCAAAACTTGGATTTCGAATGCTGTGGCCTCCGAGCACCACAATGCCATCAAAGATGCCATCATCAACCTTGAGGTCGATCTGGGGCTCAAGAAAGATCCAGATCCAGAATCACTGAATGGTATCCTTAAGGCTCAAGAGGTTCGATTCCTAGCACCGAAGCCGCTGTTTCGGGCTTACCCGATCAAAGGTCCGCCGCCCTTACAGGTGAGATTCCAGAACTTTACTACCGGCCACATTGCTCGATTCCTTTGGGATTTTGGCGATGGCGGCACGTCACTCGAACGCAGCCCGATTCACACATATCTCACAGAGGGCGTTTATACGGTGAAACTCAATGTGGTAACAACCACAGGAGCACAGGGAATTGCAACGAAAATCGAATACATAGTTGTAGATGCCGACGAGGCATTGCCCTTCTTCTATGTGGATTCCGTGGACAATCCATACTCAGTGCAAACAGCCACAGCCCTGAGCGAAAGTCCCAAAGAGTTTCGCTTCATCGATCAATCAGATGGCGACATCGTTCAGCGTAACTGGATTTTTGGAGATGGCGACACCTACACAGAAGAAGACCCGGATGTTCATGAAATCACCCACATCTACCAAGAGCCGGGTGAGTACGTTGTGACAGAATTGATTCAGTTCAGCACAGGAAGATTGAAACGGGTGGAACTCCCAGAACCGTTAGTTGTATTGTAAGGTAAGAAATGGCAATCCCAACAGCACCACTGTATCCAGATCAATTCGACAATGATACAAACTTGTATCATGTCCACGACTCCATCAGACTTCGGCTGCGTGAAGATTTCAATCCGGGCGATACTGTCGTCAAGGCTTTTGGCGATCCCTTTGTTATTGCTCGAATGCCAGAGAGTGGGCGAATCACGCTCACAGAACAATGCAGCGAATTGGATACTCGTGCTGTGTCTTACCATTACACCACATTCGACCCACTGAATGTGGAATTCAGCGGACTAACAGTCTTGCCGGGATTCACAGAAATCGCCAAACCCAAGAGTATCACAAACGTCACCATCAATGTGATGGCCGACGACCATAACAACATCAAGGATTCGCTGATCGCCATCCAAGAGTTTGCTGGAGTAAAGGGCACAGAAGACAAAGAACCATTCGGTGAAACTCTTGAAGGTCGCATCAATTTTCTGCGCCGTCTCGTGTTACAACCGAAGGCTTGGTTTACCTCAGATATTCGTACAGGCAATGTCCCGCTCTGTGTTGAGTTCAAAGAGCAGGCGTTTCGTCTGGGAACTGATGGAAACACTGGGACAATCAAGTACACTTGGGACTTCGGCGATCAATCTTCGATCATCTCAGTTTACAGTACCATCAGCGTCTCTGATGCAGTCCCGAACAATAGCGTCGATGTGTTGGTGAGGGACACAGATGGTGGAACCGTTAAGAAGTGCTATTACCAGCCGGGCCTTTACACAGTGAAGCTGACTGTGGAGAACGATTTCGGTTCTGATACCGTCGAGTTCCCAGCTTACATCAATGCCAAGGTTAAGGCTCCAGAGGACGCTATCATTCGTTTCATCGAAAACACCTCGAACCAAGACGCTACGCCGGGCGTGCCTCCGAATGGGCCATTTGAAACTCTGCCAAAGATTCGATCTCCAATCAATACACTGATTCAGATTGAAATTCAGGACGGTGAAAACCCTGCTACGCCGGGCCGAAGTTTCGGTGGCGAACCATTGGACGAACTGGGCAACGCACTCGATCCAATCACCAATTACACATGGGAGTTGGGCGACGACCTTCTGCATCCAAACTCTCCTCTCACCAAGGCTTCTTACAGTGTTGGTGGAATCTATGACTTGAAACTGCGTGTGGATACACAATTCGGTGCTTACAGAATTACCACCTACGAGGATAGCATTGACATCATCGAGAACACAAACCTTTGGTTGTGGACATTCACGACGGCATCGACTGTGCGAGCCTACGAGTTCGGTCTGATCAGCGAAACATTCAAGTTGACCCCGGCAGCCACACTGACGGTAGATCGCAACGACGACTTCTTGGCAAACGCAAACAACTCCGATCAACAGATCACGGAGTTCCTGAGAAACTCTGCTCTGGCCCCGAGAGGCACCTTGTCTTCTGGGCAGGGCGGCACAACCATGTTGTATTGGGCCAGCGGTAGAAACGAATCAGACCCGGCTGCCAGCGAAGTCATCAATGTTGTTGAGTATGACGGATTCGGTGGCGTTTACATCAATCGCTCGCCGATCACAAGACAATGGAACTGGGCGCATCTTGCATCGCCAAGCGGCTTCTCGTACTTCATTTTTGGAGACATGCCAACTCGTGCCCCAAACACTTCGCTCACAAATACAAACAAGCAGACTTTCACGTTGGCGGACTTTACCACCAGCAGCACGGCCTTGTCAGACGGAAACTACCTGAATGGGGCCATTGAACTAGAACAAAATCCTGCGGTATTCGATGGTGCAGGCGAATCCATTTATGGACACTTCAGCGTCTACAGAACCGGTTGGAAGGACCAAACAGGGTACATCTGTAGAAATGACGGTGTGGGACCGTTCTTCCGAATCAAGAGCTTTTATCGTACAGAAGGGTTGGTTGGAAATCCGTTCGTCAACATTCGAAAGATGCAAGACATTCAAGGCCCAACGAAGCTGAATGGGGAATTGGTGGATCTTAGCGAGGGCATGTATTTCTTAAGCAACTCTGGCTCCGTCTCGCAGTTCGATGATCTTGCCGAGGTTTGGTCTACTGGTGGTCCGGGAGCGAACTCGTTGCTGTATCGGTCTCTCCAAGACACTACAGTTGTAGGATTCGATGATCCGGCAAATTCAATGAGATTGGCATCAGATGGAGACAAGCGGGCATATCTAAGTTTTGATTACAGCCCGAACGCCTTCGTTAAGTTCAATGAGATCGATCTGACCTTCAGTTCGTTGATCTCCAGACCCGAAGGCGAGCAGTGGCTCATGGGAGTTTATTGATGACATTTCCTCCAGTACCCACATATCCTGAAGCAATTGATACAGATCATACGCTGTTCTTGGTCTACAACACGACTGAGACCAAGCTGACCAGTGACAATGCGCCGTGGGCTCAAGAAATCGACATCATGCCGGTTGCTGCCGATGCCCAAGAGATCTGGGCAGACAACGGTTTTGCCAATCTGAGCGGAGAACTTCTGTACTATGATGCTGTAGCCAAAGACGAGAATGGTAAGGTCAATAAATTAAAGAAGTGTGCTCGGAATCTGGGTGGGACGCAGACCAAATTCAATCGGAAATGTTCGTGGATTCGCAGCTATGTGGTAGCCGAACACCACAACCAACTGGTGGATGCGATTCTGCAAACCGAGGATTTCATCGGCTATAACTTCGATCCCCGACAGGAAACCTTGGATTGGAGAATCCGCAATCTTGAAGAACTCCAAGTCATCTTCGATGACTACAACTGCCCTGACATCAATTTCACCTTCAATGTCGTTGAAGATGACCCTGTGACGGGGAAACTGGCCGAGTTTCTGGTAGAGATCACGCCACCCGGCACAATCAACTCATTTCGCTTGGATTTTGGTGACGGCGAATTCACCACAACGAGCCTCGAAGGAACACACAGATATGCTCTCAACGCTTCTGTGGACCCAGTGGTATCTGTGGCGAACGACAAGTGCCAAATTATCCAGACTCCGATTGAACGCATTGAACCACAGGAACCGCCACCTCAGATTCAAGAGGTGTTTGACATCCCGATCCCGGAAGTGCCTGAGTTCCCGGATTTCACGTTCGTACCATGTGATGTGCCAGAACCAGACATCAACATTCCGCCACAGGTATTTCCGTGTGTATCGCTCGAAGGACAGATTGGCCCGATTCCATCTGTCATTACAGGACCGGACATCAATTTGGTCAGTAACGTCACGATTACAGGCCCGGACAACCCGATCAACATTACAACGAGCATCGTTTCGATCATTGGCCCGGACCTGCCGAGCATCATTCTGATCGACCCACCGGTGCCTCCGACAATCATCATCGATCCGCCGATTCCGCCGACGATTGTGATCATCCCGCCAGCTTCGAGCATCGTGCTGGCCTTGGATGCCGCAAGTCTGCCACGGCTGGAAGTTGATTGGGGTACGCCTCCTGATATGGAGGTCGCACTGACATTGGCTAAGGATGTAAAGACTCCAGAAATCTTCGCTGCTGACCAAGCCTTAGTGAGTGAGTTCGGCGAGGAATTTGCCGACTTGTTCGAAGCATCCGGCACGATGAAGGTCGAGTATCAGTCTGTGGGTATCCCCGAAGAGATCAAGATTGTGCCGCCGAAGGAATCTGAGATGCCCAAGCTCAAGCTTGACACTCGGGATGTCCCTGAGTGCATCAAGTTGGATTGCTCCGAAGTGGACATTCCCAAGAGCATCAAGATCTATGGTCCAGACCAGCCGATTCCAAACATGATTCGCTTTGATGCGACTGAGGTTCCAGAGGCCATCGATTTGATCTACAAGGGCGATGCGATCCCTGTGAAGGTTGAGACCGAGGTAACAGTCAAAGTGGAGCCAATCGAATTTCCATCGATCAAGGTGGAAATGCCCCAACCAATTCCTGAGCGAATCGTTATGGCTTACGAGGGACCGGATGTAATCAACGTCAATATGCCGGATTCGATTACACTGGAGATTCCAGATGACATCGGCATCCCGGTGATCTTCCCTGAAGAAATGCCAGAAGTGGAACTCGTTTATAGGGGAGCACCAATCGAGGTCAAGATCACAATGGACCAGATCTTGGACAAGAGTGCTGATGGACGCAATTGCGTCATGATTACACCCTGCCCTGTACCATGAGAATAAAAACAACCTATTCATCAAACGAATACATTCGTGCTGGAGATGTCTGGGTGCGAAACTTCACCAAAAAGGGGATCGCACCCATTTCCATCTCGCACATGTATGACAAGTCCGACTATCCCAACCTTCTAAGGAATGAGGAACGCAACCGCAAGCGGGCACGCATCTCGGAAGAGAAGATCATCTTCCACAAAGTGGTTGTTGTTTCAGATGGTTACGACTTTGCCAATCGGCATCAACTTCTGAGTAAACTGCCACCAGATGTCTGCATTCTGACAATCAATGGTGCCTTAAAAGGATGGAAGTTGATGGGTCCAAAAGTGGACCCCCAAAGCCAGCGATCCATCAACGCCCACATCGTAAACAACCCTTACCGGGAAGTCTTAACCGATCTCCCAGAGCGACAGTCCCCATACTTTCCAGTTTGCGTGGGGTCGATCAGGGCCAACCACGAGTTCTACGAAAGGTATCGGGGGGATGTTTACGTCTATCAGCCGACACCGGAAAGAGTGTTCGGATATGAGAAAAACGAGGCATATTTCATTGATGATTACAGAAATCCAGTCTGTGCCGCTATCGGGTTGTCGTTCCAATTTGATGTAAGGAAACTGCTATTGCTTTGTTGTGACGCATCGTTTACAGAGAAGAAAGATCAGGCGGTACAACTGGAAAACGGCCTATGGACTTACCCTCAACATCTAAGGTCTAAAGAAATCATCGACGCCAACCTGTACTGGCTGACGCATCAGGAGGGAAGAGAAGTAGTTGTGGCAGACTACTCAAGCGGCGGGAATTACACTAATGCTGTGTATATATCGAGTGAACAGGATGCACTTGACTTTTTCGTCGATCAGGAGGAGTAAACTCAAATGGATAGACGGCATCTATCAGTAAACGACTTTAAGAACTGGTTGTCAGAACAAAAAGACATGTCTGACTTCTTCGTTGGCGCACGCCCCGAAGATCCCAATGAGAAATACATCGGGAAGGGCGTTCACTCGAAGGTGAGTAGCAAGAAGCTGCTGGAAAAGATTGAAACAGAATGCACTGATGCAGAACAACTGGTTTGCGAATTCACAACTACTGGTGGTTCCGTCTTAAATGTCGAACCCAAGAGAGTCCTGATCAAAACTGAGTCAGGTGAATTCTATCTTCCACGTTTTTGCGTGAAGATCTCTAAGGATTAACACCGCTGTATAAGCAGTGCCCCGAATGCCGAGTCCACAAGACTCGGCATTTTTATTTGACGACGGCCCGTCCCTTGAGTTGTTCCCAGTCCTTCTCAGGCCGAACTCTCAGGTTCGTTTCCCAAGCTCCCTTAAGCGTCGAGCACTCAACATCATTGTCTTCTGCAACCTGAATGAAAGCATTCAGATCTTTCGGGAAGCATGAACCACCAAAGCCCTTCTTTCCATCTGGCCCCGGTACAGCCCAGTGTGATGTCCCCAGCCGCTTATCCTTCGTGGCATACTCAACCACTTTGTCATAGTCTTCGCCCAGAGCCTCGCAGACTTGTGCGATCTCGTTGGCGACGGCCACCTTAGTTGCCAGAAAGATGTTGGTGGTGTACTTGACCAGTTCTGCGATTGTCGAAGATGTCTTGGTCACAGGTACGTCAGGGTAAGCCTTCTCGTACATAGCCTTGAGGACGTTGGTGCCTTCTCGTGGCCCACCAATGATGATTCGATCCTGATTCTTGAAGTCCTCTGCCGCTGTGGCTTCTCGCAGGAATTCTGGATTGAAGCAGACATGGAACTTCGTGGCCCAACTGTTGATTCGCTCGGTGGTTCCGGGCGGCACGGTGGACTTGATGACGAGAACTCGACCTTTCTCTGTCGCCAGTTGTTCCAATTTTTGGATTGCGGATTCAACGAGGTACGTCGAGCAACGACCATCCTCATCCATGGGGGTTGGCAAACAAATGAAGATCGGCCCATCCGACTTCTCCAACACATGAGCATAGCCCTTGTCAATTTCGACGTTGGTGATCGATGTCTTGGTGGACACAATCCCATACTTCAAATCGTAAGCGAAAACATCGAAGGCGTGCATCATGCCATCAAACACCGCACTTCCTACAAATCCCTGCCCAATGATTCCAATCGATTTCATGCCCTTTTCCTTTCTTCAGAAACCTTCTTCCTTCCAATTTGCCTTCTCATCTTTTGGAGTAGGCTTCCATGGTTGTTGACTCCAAGCCAACAGATCTGCCTCTGACTCTTCTGACCAGTAAGCACGCAACCCTCGCTCTCGGGCTCGAATTTCTTCGGTTTGGATGTTCAGTTCGATCTCACGATGTTGAGGCGAAACATAATGCTGCTGCTGCTGTCCGAACAATTGTCGTGGAATATACTGCGGCGGATAGTAGGTCAGTGTTGGTTCGCCGAAGCTCACACTAATGCCTTGGATTTCCATACCTTGCGGAACGGGCACCTGAATGTTGATCTGAAGTTCAATCCCTTGTGTCATCAAAAACCCTCTGTCTTCCAGTTGACTTGCTCGATAGCTTCCTTGACGATGCAGCCGCCTCGATTGCCTGAATATCTGAATCGTTCATAGAAGGTCAAAGATGTCGGCCCAGACAACGGCTGAACACCGACGATCTGTGAGGCAATCAACTGTGGATAGATGCGACGGACCAACGGAATGCTGATGCGTTCAAACGTGGCAACTTCTTGCGGAGGCCGATGCTGCAACATGGCAGCCAGTTCCCGCTTTGCCCTTTGTTCCAACTCTTCACGAATCGTTCGCTTTGCCTGCAAGAACCACCCTTCATTGAAGCGTGCTTCTTGTGACAACCAAAGTTTCTTGGTGAGAGTGCGATAGTGCCGCTCATCGATCTTAAGATCCAGAGAGCCGATCAAGATCCATTGGTGTGTCCCTGAATCATAGATCGGCTCCCGGAATTCAACAGTGAAAGCCAACTGTCCTCCTACTTCATTCCCTGAGCCCAACTGACTTTGCCAGACTCGTAATTGACCGTCACCGCCATGGTGTGCGTCACAGCCTTCCATGTGGCTGCCGCACTGGCCCCGTAGCCACTCTTCTTCCAACTTGAGAACGGAAGATGGCTCTCGGCAGCGATGCTGCCTCCGTTGATATAGAGCATCCCAGTGGTACATTCTTGGGCCAGCACTCGATGCTTGCGGTAATCATCTGTGATTGCCCCCAAGGCAAGCCCATAGTCTGTATCGTTGTAGATGCGGATGGCGTCTTCGAGCGTATCAAAGGGAATCAAGGCGACGTGTGGCCCGAAGACTTCCTGCTTCAAGAATGGCTTGTCGGCCCACTCGCAGCTATACACAAAGGGACGCAAGAACCAGCCCTTGACGCTGCCATCTGGATTCTGTGCTCGTCCACCACCCAAATAGACGGTAGTGTCGGCATCGTTGCGTGCCAGATGGTTGAAGTCGAGCACCTTGTTCATCTGTTCTTCTGAGATCAGCGGGCCGTAGAATGGAGGGCCTTCGCTGAAAGGATCGCCAGTGATAAGGTTCTGCACTCGCTCCACATACTTGTCCTTGAATCCATCGAAGATGGATCTCTGGATGAGAATTCGGCTCGAAGAAACGCACCGCTGGCCGCTCAGCTTGAAGGAAGAGGCGACGGTGGCATCTAGGGCCAGATCGAGATCGCCGTCTTCAAAGACGATTGTGGCGGATTTGGAGCCACATTCGATACTACAAGTTTTGGAATGGGTCTCAGCACAATGCTTGCGGATGTCTTGACCGACTTCCGCTGATCCGGTGAAGAGGATGACATCCACCTCAGATCTCACCAGAACCGCACCAGCACCCCCATCACCATGAACGAGATTAAAGACTCCTGCGGGGAATCCTGCTTCCTCATAGAGTTCAGCGATGATCTGGTTGACCATTGGGGTAAGTTCAGAAGGTTTGTGAACGACGCAGTTACCTTCCACGAGAGCAGGAGCGGAACTCCAAAAAGAGCCAATAGCGGCAGGGAAGTTCCAAGGAGAGATAACAGCAACAACGCCACGAGGCTTCCTGACGACGTAGGCGTCCTTCGTAGGAAGTTCGGACGCAACACACTGTCCATGTGGCTCTCTTCCAGATGCAGCAGCGAACTGGCACATGTGGAGGGCCTCGATGACCTCTGCGTGGGATTCGTTAAGATTCTTCCCGGTCTCGATTGAGATGGCGTCTCGGATTCGCTCATGGTCCCTCTTAAGCAATTGGGCGAGCTTGTCAAACAACTCTCCTCGACGAACTCGGCTTTCCTTTTTCCAAGTGGCGAATGCCGCTCGGGCGGCAGCTACCGCACTTTTGACAGTTGCCTCGCCTGAGTTGGGAAACGTCCCGTAGATTAGCTCAGTTGAGGGGTTGACGGCTTCGAAACTGGACTTGTCAGATGTCCATTCGCCGTTGATTAGGTTCTTTCCTTGAAACATAAGGCACCTCCTTGGCAATAGTGTATCACTTGTATGGTTTTAGCTCAATACCTGATTGAGCACATCTTCATCTGGAGAAACCGACTTAAACATCTGACCTGTCATCATCTTAATGGTGGCGATGAAAGCGGCTGTCCAATCGCTCGGTCGGTTCTGCTTAATGAATACGACGCTGTGATACCAGTTGTGGACATCCCAGCGAGGATCACGTTCTTGTGGCAGCAGGGCGTAGGTCAGCTTGTTCATGGCACCAGCCAGATGAAGAACAGATGTGTCTACTGTCACCACTGCATCCATAGCATTGATGAGTTTGGCGGTATCATAGAAATCCTTGATCTCATACCCATACAGATTCATATCTTCGGCACCCTCTAGGAGCCGAGGGTCGTGTGCTTCTTTTTGAAGCATGTAGAGATGGATCAATTCATGATCCAGACACTTAAAGTATTTCAGAGGGCAATCTCTATGCTCTGAATTTGTGTGATTCGGGTTTCCTTCCCATGCGATCCCAATCCGCTTGACGCCTTCGGGTACTGGGTCAACTTCTGCTGTTTCGTTGACAGTCAGATACGGGAACTTCACGTCAATGACCTGCAATAAGAAAGGCAGGTCCATAGCCAGCACATGGAAGTCGTGATCTGGGAGGTTTGGGTCGTCTTTATCCAACAGAGTGACTCCCAAACACTCAAACAGACGATGGAGATCTTTGGGAACATAGAAGGAGAACTGGAAGTTCCGCTCGGCGAACTTCTCCTTCAAGACGGGAATGTAGCGGGCGAATTGAATGATGTCGCCAAACCCCTGTTCGCCATAAACAATAACCCGCTTGTCTGTAGCTTCGGGTCCATAGGGTCGGAAACCCTCTTGATGCCACCGAATGCTGTCTTTGAAAACTTCCTTGTAGTAATCCATTCTTGGATCGTCTAGGCGATCATCTTTCATTTCTTCTTCCTTATCATTGTTTTTTGTACTTTGACGGAACTGGTGTTCGCTTCGGGTGCTTTGGCATAGGCTTTCATGTCAAGCATTGGATTTGCGCCCATGGGAATATCAGAGTATCCTCGATGCTTAAGTCGGCTGCGAAGTTCGTTGAAATCCTTGGCAGTTTCGAGGCGTGGCTCGTAGAGCATCCGATTGTCATGGATAATCTGAGCAATCTTGCGTTCCCAGACCTTGGGAAGATTCAGACTGGTCATGTCGTCCAGTTTCCCGTTCACCGCCTCCTTGCTCTGGAGCACTGTGATCAGCTTCATTCCCTTCTTGCTCCTGCTTGCCAAATATAAATATAGCCTCTTCATCCATCAGCCCCTTAAACAATTCTTCGAGAAGGATTTGTGCGTGAACGTCGTTGCCAAATTGATCGAAGAATCGATGTAGCGTTCTGGCAGCGAGTGTGGTTTTTTGTTGTTCTTGGTCACTCATATAAGGTAGTTATGACACCAGCGTTGATTTACACATATTGGCACAATGACGCCAAAGACCCGGCGAGAGACATGTATTCGCCCATCATTCCGTCGATTGCCACCTTTCGGTATTTTCACAAGGATGTGCCAATCTATGTCATCGACATGGAACACTCAGATTGGGGGAATTGGCCCAATCGTCTGAATTTTAAGGTAGTGCAGAGAGACTGGATCTTGAAAAAGAGCGAGAGCCGAATGAGAAAGCCTCAAAATGCCGATCTCTATCCGCAGATGTTGTCGAGGCCAGAGGCATTGTTGTGGCTCATGAACAACATCCCGGAGAACATCATCATCCATGCCGACTCCGATACAATTTTTATGAAGCACATCTTTCCCTTGTTCGGCGATCTATCGAAAATCTCGATGACACAAAACATCGGATTGTTCTACTTTGACAAACGAGAATCTCAGAGCCAGCGTTTCATGGAAACATGGGCCTCAATGTGCATCGCTGGTTGTCACAGTCCGGTGATTCGTGATGAAGTGATTCAAGTCGCCCATCCCTGTCCGCCAATCTTTCATGAAGAGGCTGTGTCGAAATACATCTTAAAGAAGTTCGATTTCAAATTCTCTAAGTGGTCGAACTACGAAAACTGGCACCTGATCTGGTTTCACGAACTGTCAGAAAACGCAGATATAGATTGGAGGTTGATTAAGATGATTCACCTGAACTATCACGGAGTTCAGTCCGAGATACCGAGAGAGCGACGAGGAAAATTCTTCATTGCGATCAAGGAACCCAAAGATGTGATGAACGAAATTTTCACGGCAGAAGAAATGCAACACATATTCAAGTGGCCGCACAAATTCGAAGCCAAATCGTTCACAGACCTTGAATACATGAAGGGGCTCGTCAAGAAATGATTGGGTACGCACAATTCTCCAAAGTCAAAGACCACTACTGCATCTGTTACTTCGGCCATGCTGACGAGTACCTCATCCAACTTCGATTGTTGCAGAAGAAGATGGAGCGGGAGTTTAAGGGGCTCAACATCTTCTTTGGTTGCAAGGACGACAAAGTACATTTGCTTGAAGGTTGTCCCGGCGTTCTGAAGATTAGTCAGATCAAAGAACGGAAGCACGAGTTCGCCCACATCAAAGAAATCAAATCGGATGGGAGAACTCATCCAATCGAAGAGTTGCTGGTGGAATCAGGTATGACCAATCTGTTTGTTACAGACAAAGCAGAGGCCACCACGAACAAATGTGTGATCGTGACACGGAGCGTGCTGCCAACCGGCAATCTGGGAACCCAAGAAATAAACGATCTGGAGAGGACGGCCAGAGCCAAGGGTTTCTCGGTTAGTTTCGATTCGGGAATCGAGGGAGCAGGTTGGGTCGTGGGGGTTGAGAGCCCACAAATCTTCGAAGCGGCGGGCCGAGGCGTTCGTACAACTTTGGTGCCTACTGGGGTTGGTACACGGTTGTATAAAGCGATGTTCCCGAATGGTGTGGTGCTGCATAGATAAAATTGACGGACGGAACTTTTAAGACAAACGGAGACAAATCATGTCAGTCTTTAAGGTAAAATTGCAAACACTGAAGCAGGGTCTTTTGGACCTTGATCCATCGACTCACCCACTCGCAGCGGGAACCGGTAACGGCCTCTACGGCGACTTGGGCGATCCGATCTCGGTGTCCCTCCAGCGACAGATGTTTGTTGCTGGCCCAAATCGTACATACAGACTTCTGAAGGACGGTGAAACCTTCACGGACTGCAACTACTGGAAGAGATTCGCAGTACCGCAGGTTTCGGCAGAGTTCTCCTTCATCGAAGTGGTCTCAGATGACGGTTCAATCTACAGCGACGTTGCAGAAGAGAACGTATTCGCTGCTGGTGCAACCGAAACTCTGGACACCACGTTGGACAACACGGTCATCGACTTCGTGACGACCTACGGTGGTGCAGCCCGCTTCTTGCAGGTTCAGAACCTCGACGCTACTCAGGTAGTCACGGGACAGTTGAACGGCGATGTCAACATCACCTTCACCTTGAACCCCGGCGAAACACAGATCTTCAACAACGGAGACTTGTCGATTACGTTGCTCAAACTGGCTGCCGGTGCTGGCACACCTGATGTGTCTTGGATCGCATCGATCCGCTCGGTCTGCAACAGCTAATCACTGTGTCAAACTGAAAAATCTACATTGGCGAAGTCCCTCGGGGCTTCGCCTCTTTTTTTGCACTGGCACTCTTATACAACATGCCGGTTGTACAACAAAAAAGTCGTGTAGTTCGTCGCAGAACTGAATACCGCAGGCCCGAGAAGCTGACTCGGACGCTGAACCTCCGGGAATTCTACGACAAGCGGAACAAAGTGCTCATCATGCGAGCTTGTGGCGGTTTGGGCGATATTCTGATGCACCGCATGATGTTCGAAGATTTCAAGCGTATCAATCCAAACGCCGAGATTCATTTCGCTTGTCCAACCCGCTACCACGACTCTCTGATCGACCACCCATACCTATCACAAATTTTGGATTGCGATAAAGTCAATCGGCATGATTATCTGGTGTCTTACGTCACCACGTCCGCTTGTGGTCGATACGAAATGGCGATGGCCCCTTACTCCGGGAAACACCGCAGCGATATCTGGGCTAATCACTGCGGAGTTGTTCTAACGAAACACAACATGCACATCTCCCTCACGGATCAGGAGAAAGCGGTTGGCAAGAAGCTGATAGAGGATGTCAGAGATTGTGATGGGCCGTCCGTGGCACTCTGTCCGATCTCGGCGATGCACAACAAAAATCTGATGGAGCATCAGATGAAGGGCCTCGTACACGAACTTAGGCAACGTGGCTGCTATGTGTTCGGTTTGCATAGTACACCGGTGGAAACATTACTTAAAGAAGATGTGCCGATGATCGAGGGGTTGAAGCTGCGTCCGTGGATGGGAGTAATCAATCAGGCCGACTACATCATCAGCGTGGATACCGCCCACTTTCACTGTGCTGGCGGGATGGGAAAACCACTGACGGGGATCTTCACCTTCGCCGATGGTCTCGTGTACGGGCAATACTTCGACTGTTTCATCGTACAGAAACACCGGGCGAGAGACCCAGAATGGACCTGTGGGCCATGTTACAACTGGGGAGCTTGCACGAAAACAAAAGAGAACCCAAAGCCTTGTCTGACAGAGATTACGGTGGATGACATCATGGAGAAGGTGGATGCAATGTTCCAGAAATGGCCTTTCTGAAACTCTATATAAGGTATGCCACAGATTGTAAAACCCCCAACAAAGACGACTGTTCGGGTCGTTCCCAAAGATGGGGAACTTGAAATCACTCTGAACATCAACATCACCGTGGACGGGAAAGTCTCAGCTACGGCTGACAATGCTGAGGTTACGGCTTTAAGCCAACCAGATGAGGATGAGGCCGCACCCATGATTCCCGATTTCACATCGGGGGTCAAACTCAATTTCGGTAAGGAGGAAAAATGAGCATCGGTTTCGACTGCGGAACATACAACTTGATCTGCTGCAAGCGGAACGAAGCTGGCGATTTTGTTTACAAGAGAGAGGTTAATGCTTTCTTGGAAATGGAACTCCAGAACGACTTCGTATTCAACATGATGAAGAAATCGGGAGTGCCCTTGATTCATCGTGAAGACGCCAACATGGCGTATGCGTTGGGTGAGGCTGCAATCAACATGGCCTACACCATGAACCAAATCGATCTGAAACGTCCAATGAAAGACGGATGTGTGAATCCGAAGGAAAAGGATGCCTTCCAGATCATGAACATCATGATTCACAGCCTGCTCGGCGAAATCTCTTACGACAAAGAGATTCTGTACTACTCCGTTCCGGCCAATGCCATCAACGAAGAAACAGACGCCGACTATCACCGTAAGATTCTGGAGTCCATCTTTAAGGCATACAGCAGCGAAGAGGGATACAGAGTCGATGCCCGTCCAATCAATGAAGGCATGGCACTTGTGTACTCAGAACTGGCCGACAGGATGTTCACCGGCATCGGCATCTCCTGTGGCGCAGGTATGGTCAACGTGGCCTTCTCCCTCTTCGGTGCCGAGGTCTTCAGCTTCGCACTTGTGAACTCGGGTGACTGGATTGATCGTCAGGCTGCTAAAGCAACTGGCGAGACCATCGCCTTCATCAACAAGGAGAAAACCAAGATTGATCTGGGCAAAGAACCCAACACACTCGTCGAACGAGCCATCAAGACTCAGTACGAACTGATGATCGAGAAGACGGTCGGCGGACTGAAGAAGGGCCTTGAAGAAAACAAGGATAAGAACGCTCGTCTGGATCAACCAATCGACATCGTGGTTGCTGGTGGAACAGCCAGCCCACCGGGATTCGATAAGTTTTTCGAGAAGATGGTTCGCAATTCGGGGATTCCTGTGGATATTGGTCGGGTGATCCGTCCCAGTGATCCAGTCTATTCTGTGGCTCGTGGGTGCTTAATTGCTGCGGAAAATTCGGGAGGCAACGCATAACTATTAAGACCGGTTGGGTAGCCGGTTTTCTAGGTAACAGAATAGAGGTAGAAAATGTTTTCATTTGCAGAGAGTACCGACGTTGATCGGTACAGACTCGCCGAAGGGCAATCGTTTGCCATTTGGCACAACAATTATCCAGCAGGGCTGTCCTACAAAGAAGATACCGCTTCGGCATCTGAGTGGGCCATGCCAGTTCTGAGTCGTATGAAATTTCAGCAAACGGCTGAACACGGCGAAGAACAAGCAGAACTGTATCCAGTTGAATTTCTGGCACTCGCCGGAATCATCAATTGGGATGAAGTCCACGTCATTGTTGAAGACGGTGACTCTGGCCGACAGGCCATCCGTAAGGCTTTGGCGAAACTGTATCCGAATATGACAGTCAGCTTTGCTGACAAGATGATTCGGATCAACACCATTCCTACAACCATCCCGGTTGATTCTGTGAAACACTGCTACATGGGTCTCGCTGGCCTGTTGAATCATAAGCAAGCGGTCGAGGTGATCGCTGGCGTGATGAAGCAGAAACTTGATCCACTGTTCGGAGAGAAGGTCGAAGAGGTTCCCAACGTGGAGAAGCCTTCGAAAACCATCGAAGAACTGAGGTCCGAGGTCAAAGATCTCGACCTTGAAGACAAGAAACCGGAAAAGAAAGATGTTGAAGGAAAAGGACACAAACACGTTCATAGTGTCCAACCATCACACTCATATATTGAGGAATCAACGGAATGAGTGGAACCCTGAAGGTGACGGCCAGTTTGGGCGTCACCAACACCAAATTGAAGGTTCATGCCCAAGCATGGCATATTCGGGACAACATAGAACCGATACGCCTTGCTTGGGAGAACCATCATGGTCCACTTACAGAGGGCGAAAAAGTTATGCCAATTGTTGACGAGGGATATATCGAAAAGTCCATCGCTTGGCATATGTATCTTGCCCAACTTGAACAGCAAGAAAGGAAAGAGAAATGGGAGAGAGCATCCACAAATTTGTCAATGATCTCGGGGTTGCCGCCTACATCTTAATGCACGGCTACGCTGTAGTCGGCAAGCGGGGCAGATCGATTTACTTCGAGTGCAACAGCGATGAGGAATCAGCCGAGTTTGACAAGCTTATCTTTGAATATCAGCCACCAAACGAGTTCTATACATTTGACTCGTGCTTGATGTTCCTTAAGAAGATCAACGAGTATGTACCGGAAAATCTGAATGAGGACACACACAAGGTGGTTACAGATCTAGGAGTTGCCGCCTATTTGTTAATGCACGAGTACCGAGACAAGAGCCTCGGAGTGCGGGTAATTGGCAAGAAGGGGAAGTACGTCTATTTCGAGCATCCAGAAGGTGTTGGGGACGCATTTGAACGCCTGTCGTATCAGTATTTGCCCAGCCAATTCCAGACTTATGACTCGAATCTCATGGCCCTGAAGAAAATTGGCGAGTACATGCCCTCCAAATAAGACTCATTGCCCGTATATACCTTAACAACCCGAAGGTGCGGCAAATGAGGGAGAAGTATGCGAAGCTTTAGAGAACATCAGATTCATGAGCTAACGGATAGCTTGGACAATTGCGACATTCGTGAAGGAGTTGAGAACCAACTTGAGATTCTCAGACTGAGACTGATCGAATCTTCGAAATTACCCAAGCTGATCATTGAAAACCTGTCAGAACAGTCCGAGTGGAACCTCGCTGTCGAAAACGATCACAGACTTCAGAGATACGTTATCGACAACACGATGCGATTTGCGAAGCAAACGCTGTACGAGGCTCTGATGGAGTCTGACGGGGCCGCTGCACCATCCCTTGACGCTCTTCGGGATGAGATCGAAGCCAAAGTTTCCGCCATGTTCGATGCGATCAAAAGCACTGTCATGGGCGGAATGAAAGCATCTCGTGGGACTGCTACAAGTCCCGCAGATGAGCCCGCAGCAGATGCCGAGGGCGGCAGTGCTCCCGGTTCTGGATCGGGTTTGCCACCCACAGGCGGACATGCCCGAGATGCTGGGGCTCCTCCTGCTGGCGGAAGCCCTCGTGGTGGAGTGATGGGTGCCGGGCCGTCTGGTTCTGGTGCAACCCATTCGCCGCCTGCTGGTGATGAAAGCGATCCGACTTTCTCCAGAGAACACCTTCCTCAAGATCGTCCAGAAGTGGGCGGTTATAAGCCTGCCTCGCTGGGCAGCTTTCTGCCGGGCGCACGCTCTCAGGGCGAACCATGGTGGAAGAGATTGGGTGGTGCTCTCAGAAGATCCATCATCGATCCCATCGCCAACTGGGGTCCGATTAAGAAATTCCGCCGACGCTGGCATAACGATCCTACTCGCCCAATGGCGAAAGAAGCACGTCTTCATTTCAACTCGATGCTTCTGGAATCCGAAATGGACATCGACGCCTTGATTGATCAGGCCAAGATGGACTTCATGGGTTGGCTCGATGATCGTCTTGAGCAATTTGCTGCGGCCATCAAGATGCCTTACACAAAGCGTGGCACAGCTTCGCCAACAGCTTCGGCAGGCGTGAATGGTCCATCTGTGCCGGGAGACGGCCCAGAAGCAGCCAATGGCGTTGACATTCCGGTCAGCACAGGCAACCCACAAGAAGACGAAGAACTAAAGACAGGAACGAACCCTGATGCTTTGAGCGATGACGTTGCGGCCACAGATGAACTGGAAAGAAGCACCAATCCAGAACACCGAATGAAAGCTCATCAAATCAAAGAACTTCACATGCAGAACTTTGATGCTGGTCTGCGAGCGATGGGTATGCAGCCAATGTTCAACAAGAGCAAGGCGATTCCGACATCGAAGGGCAGCCTGCATCTTCCAACGCCTTACGAATACATGGCGTTCATCAAGAATCAAGCTGGCGAAGACATTGAGGCCACGCCTGCCTCCGCATACGAAGCCAAGCCGGGCAAGGCCATTGGCAAGAGTGCGAAGGGTCTGTGGGGAGAAATCTTGCGTCGTGCCTATCAGGCCACGGGCGGTAAGAACCCGAATCCTCGTGTCAGCACAATCGCCACACACCTGATGTCAACACTGGGTGGACTGAACCACTTCGATGACCGATATCCAAACCGAATTTTGGAATTGGTTCTGAAGGTTGGTGCTTGGTCCCGAGGTGGTGGATCACAAGGTGGAACCGCTGCGGCACACCAGTCGCCGGGATTGGTCCTTGATCCTGAAACATGGGCAGCAGGCAAGCGTGCAGGAGCAAGTCCTGAAAAATCAACAATGCAACCACCTGTCGTAGACTTGGACGCCAAAACAGAACCGATGGCACCTACCAAGGCACCATCGATTGAGGCGAATCCAGCAGCCCCAGAAGCTCCTCCAGAGGAAACTGGGCACCTTCCGGTTGATACCAAAGAAACAGGCAATGCAACAACAAGATCGGTCATCAGCCACTTGAAGAGCACGGGACAACTGGACAAGGCCATCGCCACAACCCAAGAGTTCCTTAAGACCCGTGGAGACGAATCAACAGGTGATCCTCTGAAGGATCTCGAAACCGTTCTCGACAACACATTCGGGGATCAAGAGGTTCCGCCAGAGAAGCTCGCCAAGATTTACAGCAAGCTCGGCGTCACCGGTCCAGAAGCCGCTCCAGCCGCACCGGGAGTGACTCCCGGAGCAGAAGCCGCTCCAGAGATGGCTCCAGCAGCCAAAGCTCCAGCCGCTCAGCCTGAAGGCAGAGCACAACAGTTGGTTCCTTCGGTTCTGAAGAAGTTGCAGCAAGATGG